AGCAAGGGACTGAAAATCCCTGTGCCGTTGGTTCGATTCCAACCCTTACCACGAAGTCCTGAAATAACAGGAAACCCCCACTTCCGATATGGCAGCCAGTCCAATCTACTGGTGAAGGGGGTAAAATAGTCAAGTGGACGTAATGCGGGATGGTACCCAAGTCCGAAAAACACCACGGTCCATAACCATTTGGACGCGAGACGTTATAAGGTTGTCTAATCCGTCAAGAACGGTATTCGGTTCGAGTCCGACCTTGACTACTAAAAGCCACGAAAGTGAGTTGACAGCTCGGAATAGACGGCAATATAGTCAGGTGGCGGAATTGGTAGACGCTAAAATAATAGGTGGACAGCGTGCCATTGGGGAAGAACCAAGAAAGTCACGCATACAGGTTCGAATCCTGTCCTGACTACGGCGATGTTTGGCAACTACGCTGATTAGATGAAAGTTGTTGACAGCTTGGAAAGACAAGCAAAATGGTCAGGTTGGATATACAAGGTCGGTTCGAGTCCGATGGCAGGTCATGGATGACGGGTAGCTCCCTGTATAGAGGTTCGATTCCTCTTCTGACCTCAAACCTCAGGATTAATTACCCTGAGAATGGATGATTCGAAGCATCCGATTGGCTATGGTGTAATGGGCACAGAGGAACGGAGTAATGGCAGGTGCTTTAGCAACCGGTGAAATGGGACTCAGGAATCAGGTTCGAATCCTTGTTAGTCAGCAAATAACAAACGCAACCAACGGCAATGCGGGCATCCCTGCGGCGCAAGGTGACAACCAGGAAAGACTGGCACTTTATATGTGGTCTATAGCTCAGTGGTTAGAGTGCTTGATTGTGAATCAAGAGGTCGCGGGTTCAAGTCCCGTTAGACCCCCAAAAATAGGTTGGGTTCCCTAGTGGTAACGGTATGAACTTAAGTAAGTAAACCACAAGTATCTAGTAAGAAGTGACTGATGGGTTCGTCACGACCTAAAAAAATCCGATGTGTTTACCGAGCTAGGTCGGTTAAAAATGGAAGGGTGGACAATGGTGGTTAAGCGGTCTTGAAAATCGTCGGGTGTAAAAGCTTTGCAGGTTCGAATCCTGTCCCTTCCGCTCTGAACTTTTTTGTTCTCTTAGCTCAGTCCGGAAGAGCGGCGTTCTCATAAGACGATGGTCTCAGGTTCAAATCCTGAAGGGAACACAAAATCCTGCTTACTTGAGGTGATTACACCAATAAGAGATAAGGTGGTTGACAACTTGGAAAGACAGGTAATATAGTCAGGTGGCGGAATGGTAGACGCACACTAAGTAACCGCTTGTCTCTCGGGGATAGTGGGAGGTGGTAATAGAAAATAACTTCATACAGGTTCGAATCCTGTCCTGGCTACAAAATTAAAGATATGTTTAGAACATTAAAATACTTATGGAGTAATTTTCAAAAAAGACCATCTAAAAGAAGTTTTTTGAATTTCATTAGAATGATAAAAACCGAGATTAGATGTTTATTAATGACTGGTTACTCAACAGATGAAATACTAAAATAGTCAGGTGGCGGAATGGTTGCCAGTAAGCTAAAAAGGCTAACAAAAGTGAATCGGATGAATTTACTACAGGTTCGAATCCTGTCCTGACTTCAATAAAAAAAAATTCCACCATTTAAATTAAAAGTATTATCTTTGTACTCTAAACAATAAAAATATGAAAAATATAGATAAAGAATTTGTCCCTTATCAAGAAGCATTAGAACTTAATGAACTTGGATTTGATTATCAATGTGTGAACTATTATTCCCATTATGGAAATGGTCAAGTTCATTTGAACAATTTAGTTTTGTGTTCTAAAATTGGTGTGGAGACAAATAGGGATAAAGGAATATTAGCACCACTATACCAACAAGCATTTAGATGGTTTAGAGAGAATTATGGTTTAAAACATGATATTGATGATGATAATGTTGGAACAAAATTTTATTATAAGATAAGAAGTTATACTGATAAGTTTGATAATTATGATGACATTATCAAGCCTATGAGAGAAGAAAGGGATTGGTCTAAAATAGAATTTTATTCTTATGAAGAAACAGAACTTGCTTGTTTAAAAAAATTAATTGAAATAGTTAAAAACAAATAATATGGAAAAAGAATTTATACCTTACGAACAAGCATTAGCTTTAAAAGAATTAGGGTTTGATGAACCTTGTTTTGGTTATTTCCTTTCAGATGGAATATTCATTGATGCTAAAATAAAAAAGCAAGTAGGGGATACTGTATCTGCACCAACCTACTCCCAAGCATTTAGATGGTTTAGAGATAAGTATGACTTATTTGGATGTATTGATTTACAGGCCTGTACTCCATCTCATTGGTATATAAGAATTGATAAAATAGAAATTAATGATTACATGTATCATTCTGAAGATGAGCATTTAAGATTTAATACCTACGAAGAAGCAGAACTTGAATGTCTTAAGAAGTTAATTGAAATAGTAAAAAACAAATAATATGGAAAAAGAATTTATACCTTACGAACAAGCATTAGCTTTAAAAGAATTAGGATTTGATGAACCTTGTTTCGGATATTATTACACTCTTAACGGGAAAGATTGGAAATTTGCAGAAAAAAGTGAATATTATAGATTGGACGATGAAATAAACATAGGTGGTAAATTTAGTTTACTAGCACCAACATACTCCCAAGCATTTAGATGGTTTAGAGAGAAGTATGAGTATTATTACCACATATTCCCATTACAAATAACTGCATCAGACAAAACAGGATATAGATATTCTTGGGAGATTTATAATCACACTCCTGAATGGATTACTGAAGATAGGTCACTTTTAGGAAGTCTAACCTATGAAGAAGCTGAACTTGCTTGTCTTAGAAAGTTAATAGAAATAGTAAAAAAATAATTAAGACCCCACGATTAACGGAAGTACTCGTCCGTTATGGTGTGTTAACCTGACTAGAAGTCTTCTAGGCTATGGGGGAAAGATACACACAGAGTGAAATACATATAATCTCTTATAAACGAGATTTGCTGATTGGGGGAAGTTCCATCAGGTATGTTGGAATCTCAAAACAAATGAGTCCCCTATTATGGGTAAAAGGGGTAAGGGGCTTTAATTAGTCGTAACACAACCCACAAGCTATAAGAATACTGAACAATCTTATAGTATACACTCCGCTTCCGAGTGAGACTCCCACGTAACTATGGGGGTAGGGTGAAGATGTTCTGAGGGTAACCCTGAAAGATGGGTGAGAGTAGAAACCTACCGTGGATGGTTACTATGGTCTAACGAATCTTAGGAGTATCGGTATGGGATATTATTGTCGCCAAGATTAATAGAAACTTGGAAGGGTTCTCCCGATGGCGCGGGGATGATTCAGAACCTTTCTTTTTACTTGAAAAAAAGAAACAAACACTTATATTCATATCATGCAAAATTTATCATTTTTAGGGAACAATATTGTCGGTTCCGAAATTATTAAAATTTCACAACAAATTAAAGAAATATCAAAAGTAAAACCAGTATTAAATCTTAGTATTGGTGATTTTAACCCCCAAATTAACCCAATACCTGAAGAGTTAAAAAATTATATTGTTGAATCATATACTAATGATTTAACAAATTACCCAATGTCGGCAGGAGAATTAGGGTTAAGAAAATCAATTAGTCAATATCTAAAGAAAAAAAGAAATATTGATTATAGCGAAAATGAAATTTTAATTGGGTGTGGTGTTAGACCATTGATTTATACAATATTTAAAACCATTATTAATCCTCAAGATATTGTAATGTATCCGGTTCCATCTTGGAATAATAATCATTATTCTTTTTTGAATGACGCAATTAAAAAACCGATTGAATGCAAACCCGAAAATTCATTCTTCCCAACTTATGAAGATATTAAAGGTAAGTTAGATGATGTTAAACTTCTTTGTTTATGTTCACCTCAAAATCCAACAGGTAGAGTTATTGATAGACAAAATTTAAAGGAAATATGTGATGAAATCGTTAGAGTTAATAAAACCAAACAAAAGAAAACTTATTTATTTTTCGACCAAATTTATTCTGATTTAGTTCCAAATGAATTATTCGCGCATCCATTAGATGTTTGTCCTGAAATCCGTGATTATTTAATTTGTGTTGATGGAATTTCAAAATCTTTATGTGCGACCGGTGTTAGAGTTGGATGGGTTTTTGGTCCGGAATTTGTCATAGGCAAAATGACCGAAATTTTTTCACATATTGGAGCTTGGTCCCCAAAACCTGAACAAAATGCGGTTGCAAAATATTTTAATGAATATGAATTGATTGGAGAATTTATTTCAAACAAAATAAACCAATATTCAGAAATCTCTGATAAAATTTGTTCAAAATTGGATGAATTAAAAGAAAAAAATTATAAAATTGATTATCAAAAACCTGAAGGGGGGATTTATATATCAATCTACATTGAAGACTCCATACATTTTGATAATGTTGAAGATTATACAAAATTTTTAATTGAATCTTGTGGTGTAGGGTTGGTTCCATTTGAATATTTTGGAACCAATAAAAACCGGGGATGGTTTAGATTATCTATGGGAGGAATTGATTTAAACAATATTGAAGATATTAACATTGGTTTGGAAAAAATTTGTATTAATTCAAGATTAGAAGTGATGCAAACATCATAATCTAAAAAAAAATTGACATTTCAGGAACTTTTTCTACTATTGAGATAGTTATATATTAAACAACAAAAATTTTAAAAAAAAATGAAACCAATAAACAAAAATATGATTAGTAAACGTCAACCCCAGATTAGTATCTGTTGGTATCCGCGTATTACGCATAGTTCGGTTATTGGTGAATCCAATATAAGTTAAGATTAAATTAATTAGTAATAAAATCGAGAACCCCGAACTTCTAAAAAAAGTTTGGGGTTTTTTGTTTTTATACCCTGATAAAAAAAAAAGTTGTAATTTTGTATCGTCAAATAAAAAACGAAATTGTTCTTTGAAATAATGTAACCATAAAAACAGGGGTATAGTCTCGGGGTGAGACGCTTGCTTTGGGAGCAAGAGGCGGGGAATTCGACTTTCTCTACCCCTACCATATTGTCACGTAATTCAGTGGTAGAATCCTTCCCTGATACGGAAGTCGTCAGAGGTTCGAATCCTCTCGTGACAACAAAAAAATCGTTACTCGGTCACGAGTGAAGGTGTGTAATGATATCAACACCGCAGGTTAAGCGATATCCTGCAATTCTCCCTCGAAGCTTTAAGGTGAAGCACGATACTTTTAATATCGAGAAGTTGGGTCGGTACCATCCGGGGGAACAAATTTTATGTTTGGATGGCCGAGTGGTTTAGGTTCTCGTCTGCAAAATGAGATAGGTCGGTTCGATTCCGACTCCAAACTCAAAAAAAAATGTATCTTTGGTGTAACGGTAGCATAAACGGTTCCAACCCGTTTGGTCAGAGTTCGAATCTTTGAGGATATGCAAATTTAATTGGAAGTGTTGAGCAAATGGTGTGCTCGCCTGTCTGTAAAATAGGTCCCTTGCGGTAAACTTGTAGGTTCAAGTCCTACCACTTCCACATTTATTGTTGGGTCGTCTAACGGTAAGACATCTCCCTTTGAAGGAGATTACGGTGGTTCGAATCCACCCCCGACAACTTTTTTAATTATAATCCCTTAGCTTAATGGAATGGAGCACTTGAATACGAATCAAGAGGTTGTGGGTTCGAATCCTTCCAAAACCACAAATTGCGATGTAGTTCAGTGGTAGAACGCTTGACTCATATCCAAGAAGTCGAAGGTTCAATTCCTTCCATCGCAACAATTTTTTCACAAATGATGTCCTTTTGATTTGGAAATTAGTGAGATTTTTTTTATATTTGCAGTTAATCAATTTTTATAATATGTTACAAAAAAGAAAAAATTCGTTTAAACGAATTGTTAAAGAATACAAAGATGCAACCACAAGAGAAATTATAGAAGCAATAGTGGATAATGCCTTATATGGGTTCTTAGGTGCGGTCATAGTAGTTGCGATTGCGACCAAAATGGATGTTGCGGTATTAGGTGCGTATTTCATTTATTATTCTTATGTCGGTAAAATAATCAATCGTCCTAAGTATGTTACCGACCTTGGTAAAATCGTTATATTCCCAACATCATCAGCGTTAGGAGCCTTTACCGGTTACAAATTGAGTTATCACATATTGGAGTGGTTAAAATAATGGAAGGTTGTCAGAGCGGTAATGAGGCAGTTTGCTAAACTGTGGTCGAGGAATCGGCCCGTGGGTTCGAATCCCGCACCTTCCGCAAAAAATAAAGTTAAAATAGTTGACAACGTTAGTAATATGGTCTATATTTATAATCTCAAGAATAATAATTTATAAACAAAAAAAATTTAGTAAAAATGAAAAAAATCTTAGCTTTAATCACAATCGTAACATTGGTTTCTTGTGGTAGTGGAACATCAACTGAAATTAACTCTGAAGATACGACAATGGTTGTTGATTCAATTGCGTCTATTGACACAACTTCATTAGTTGTAGACACAACAATGACCGAAAGTAAATAATTAAAATAGAAGATGATTAAATTAAAAAATCCACCAATTGGTGGATTTTTTTGTTATAGTAAACCTTTAATTCTTTTTATATTTTCTTCTAATTTATCTTTTTTATTTACCTTAAATAAATTATCTTTCATTTTTATAAATTCCCTCGCTAATTCGTTATCATAACGAGAATAATCTTTAGAATCACTCTTATCGGGATAAGTAGTTGTTTTACTATCAGTTTTAAAAAAAGAACTAAACCCTTTGTCTGAATCAGTTTTCTTATTTGAATTAATTTTTTGTTTATCTCCTTTTGAGTTAAGTAATGTTACTTTAACATCAGAATCAGGAGAGCCTATTACTTCACCTTTTTTTATTTTTTGACCAATCCTAAATCTTGACGACTCAACACCACAATAATTAAGATATGACGTTTTACCTTCAGACTCAAATTTTATAGTTAATCCATTACAATCATTAAAATATTTACTAACAACTCCTGAAACAGGGCTTTTAATATTTGAATTTTCTTTTTTTGGTATGAGTATATCACCGAACCTTAAACTTGTTTTTTTACCAAGTGATTCATAATCTAAAGATTCTGTGATACCCATCTTCGCAACCAATCCCTTAGCGACTTGGGCTAGAAATCCGTCATTTTTATCACTTACTGAATTAGTATTAGTGTTTGAGGATGTATTTGTTGTGTCAGTATCCTTTGATGGTGTTGAGGTTGTGTTTGAAATATGTACGTGATTAAAATGGTTTCCTCCTGTGTTTGTTTGCCATAAGACCGCTTTAGGATTACCTGACTCTGTGTTCCAAACATATCCCATTGAAACCAACGCATCTTTTAATTTATTACCAAGTTCTCTAAATTTGGCATTACCATTAGTACTGTTAGTTGCTCCATTTGAACCAATTCCATTTATCCTTGCAACATCCACCGCATCACCTGTTTCGTGTCTAGTACCTTTATCATGACCACTCACTGCCGTTGTAATATTTACTTTAAGACCAGCTGATTTTGCGGCGCTCTGAACATCTTGTAATAGTGAAGTATTAATGTTATCGGAGGCAGGATTACCCTGACCGATATTTTCAAAATCAACATTATCATACACATCCGATGCCTCATTAACATTCTTGTTCTCAAGAATGACATCATATAATGATAAGATTTCTTTAATTGTTTTATTTCGAGTATTCATACTAATAAATACTCGAAATTTCTAAAATTCTTCTTTAGGGATAAAAAACCACAATATTAAATATATTGTTGTAATAGGAACCGGAGTGAAGATTAACCCAAAAAATATAAGTTTAATGATAGTTCCATCAATACCAATGTAATTACCGATTCCTTCACATACTCCACCAATTGTTGATGATATAGGTCTTTTTAGTTTTTTCATATTATTTTCTTTTTAATGTTACAATTATAAATGTATCTTGTTGAGTTGCTACAACATATCTCCAACCTCTTTTAGTCATGTATTTTACATCACTATCAAATGTTTCTTCTGTTGTTTGTATATAAATTTCTTTACCTACCCCACAACTATACATTAACCCTAATAGTAGTAGTGTTTTAAATTTTAACAAACACTTGATTGTAATATTATTCAACATTTTTATTTTAATTTAAAAATTTTAAAATTTTTTCTTTAATTCCTGATTGTTTAATACCTTGATTACTTTTCGGTGTAAGAACAAAGTTATCTAACCCCCAATCTTTGCAAGGTTCCCCATTTTTACCCATATCTAAATCATCAATTGCAACCCAATGAGTAATTTCGGGATGGTCGTGTAAATATTGTTTGATTTCAATTGTACGAGGTTGTTCTAAATCAAATTGGAATAACCAAGGAAACGTGTCACTATCATACCAAGTACATTGCCCTAAGTTTGGAGTAAACGCAATAGGTTTTTTAATAATACCTTTTGATTCATAGTATTCGCCCATTTCTTCAAGAGTCGCCCAACGTTTCCAGTCGGAGGAAACCACGATTTCTGCGTCGGTTTCAATTAATATTTCATTCAAGATTTTAATTGATTTAGTGTCAAAGTTATCAAATCGGTATTGTAATGGTATATCTTGCATACTCATTGATGAGGTTTTGCCACCCCATTTAGCCTGTTTTTTAAACCGACTACCCCAATTATTAGATAAACAAATTACACCATCGTGGTCTAGCATCAACACTTTCATCCTACAAATATAGTAAAAAGATAACTAATATCCAAATAATTTTTGAAAAGATATTGACATTTTGTGGATTGTTCGATAGTTAAATCTCTTTTAATTTACCTGATTTAAACAATTCAAAATTAGGTCCTTTTTTCAAATAAAACTGATTACCTTTTTTATCGTAATCTAATATTCCTGCTAATCTTGCTGAGTTAAATAACCCGCTTAATTGTCCTCTAAATGCTTGTGGTATTTGCCAATTATTTCGATTTGTATGAGAATAATATGGTTTTCCGTTAACGTCTTTTTTCTGTAGTGAACCAATATCAACTAAAAAATCTAATTTTGTTCCTTTTTTATTAGAATCTAAATAATCAACTAGTTTTTTAATTAATCCAGAATCTTTTCTTTTAAATGTAAATCCGTAACTACTTCTATTTGGAGTCCATACCGCATTTCCACCGTAAATAGATGACATAAATTCACTATTTGATTTCATTCTATAAATAACTTGTTTTGTAATTGTCCAACAAAGTTCATTAAACATTGATTTAATGCGGAAAGGACTTGTATTTTTAATAAAAGAACTAAATACTGACATATGAGTTGATACGTTTTCAATACCGAAATCAAACTCAGGTTCAATTTCAAAATCATCACCTGAATAACCAATATTAAAATTTATTTTGTTTCCAACATCGTAAGTAATCATAACCAAATATTGGTCTATATTTTCTCCATCCACAGAAATGTTTAATTCCATTGTTGCATGACCTGGCATATCAGGAACAAGGTCCGGTTTTTGAAACTCAAGACCGATTTTATTTTTTGTTCCTTTAAATGCTGACGACACATCTTCAAATTTATAGTTATTAAAATCAAATAGTTTTTTGAAAAATGATTGTCCGCTTTCTTTAAGGTATTGTGAATAGTCGTTTCTGATGGTATCAATCACTTTTGGTGCTCCCAAATTAAAAACCTCTTTTTCTCTTTCACTCATTCTTTCATCTGTTGCATCATACCAAATTTCAGAACTTGGTGTTATATGGACTGCAATTTTGTAAAATTTGTTATCCCTGTTAAAGTTTTTAAGAATGATGTAATATAGTGCTTGTTCTTGAGATGTATGACTTTCAAAATATGATGGGTTACCTGCCGTGGTGGTACACCATCTGGTACCTGAACCATATTTGCAAGAAGCCTCATAAGTTAAAGGTCTAACAATTAAAAGGTTATTATCTTCAAATATTTTTTTTGCACCAGATGCATCAAACGACTTCCTTTGTTGAGATTTTGAAGTCTCTTTGTGAAGTTCAATTTCAAGTTTTAACCCATCTAAATCATATTTGTTAATATCTTTAACCTCTAATGATTGTTTGAATCTATCAAAATCTTTAACAAGGTCTACAATACCTTCAACTTCTTCAGGTGATGCGTTTGGATGTGTATATTTTAATACGAAATCCGTATATTTGAAATTGGTGTCTGCCAAATCAGAAATACTCAAAATAAAATCCAAAGTGTCAAGATACTCCTTAAATTTTTCAGTGTATTTTTTTCGTAAATCTTCTTTTCGACCCTCTTGTAATAGGATTTGTAATAATTTCATATCTTATAAATATTACAATATGAATAAAAAAAAAGGTCTCATAAGAGACCCTTTATCTGGTGGAGGTAGAGGTTTCGAAACCTCGTGTTGCCCATTTTGACCGTAAGTGACTACACGTTTAGGACAATCTTTTCTAAGATTCCGAAATAGTCGGTTTGTTCTTCACCATCGTAAACCTAACAACCAATGGACGACTCAATTTAAGGTTTAGTCATTTTTTCACCCGTCAAGGACTTCTGTTCCTGGGTTAATGTCCTCCCGACCCGAATGTAGTAGAGACTAGGCTACTGCTACAAGCTCATCTTGTTTAACAAGACCTACTAGAGCCATTTTGTTTAGAACGTTGCCGTCTGTTGTTTTGAACCAGTTGATAACGAAGTTAATTCAGCTTCGACGTGCCACCTACACCCAACAATGCCAGTCAATTCCATTTTACCCCCATATTTTTCAAAGAACAATTAAAATCGTTTCTTTCGATTTAGAATACAAAGATACAAATAAATATTTAATTTCCAAATCAAAAGAGTATTTATTATAAAAAAACAATTGTGAGGTTATACGAAGACAATGAGAATAACGAAGAGTTGCCTGATACTGACAACCTTATTAAAAATTTGAAAGATTTTGTTCGAGGTAAGATTAATGCTAGAGAGTTAGAAGACCTTTATGATGATATTGGTGTTAGGATTAGAAATCCTTTGGGTATGAGTGACATTATAATTGAGTATAAAAATGATACGGATTTTTTTGAAAATGTGTTGGAATTAAGTGATGATGATATATGGTTTGAAGGAATGATGAATTCACCATATTCAGATTATGATTTTTATGATTATGGTCAAGTTTTGGATGATTTTCTTGAAGGATATGGAATTTTAAATTACTTTAATCCTGAGAATATTGAAAAATTAAAGGAAATTGCAGAAATAATCGTACCTGAGAAAGAATTTAATTTAAATGATGAAAAATACAGGATTTTATTAAGTAAAACTATTCTTGAATTGTTTGAGGGTGAAATTGAAGACATTATTCAAGATTGGACATATAAGAAAAATGATGAGATGATGAAGACTGCTCAAGATGAGGTTAATAAGGACTTGGAAAATTTTATGGAAAAAATTGACTTTGAGTTTTATCGTAAATATGATGAAATTTCAACAACCGCGGCGAATTTATATATGTGGGCGATAAGATTAAATGCTCAAAACTCGGATATCAAAAGTTTAGTTAAAGAAATTATAGAAGCTAATGGCTCATCAAGGATAGGTGGATGGGCAGATGTTATGTATGAGTATCACAATGATGAAAATTGGGATGATAAAGGGTTTAACAACTATGTTGAAAATAAATTAGATGACATTTATGATTCTATCGAAAGTGATTTTGATAATGAAAGGCTTAAAATAAATGAATTTATTCAATTTAGACAGCGTATTGGTAAAAAATTTAAATCGGATATATGGTATAAGTTACCTAAAGAACCAAAAGTTCAATTTAGAATTGAGGGATTTGATAGAGTCGATAATCGAGTAATCGTTCTTTTAATGCACCCTACTAAAGGAACTCGAAAACTTAGTTTAAGCGAAGAAAATTTTAACAATTTATTATACCAACCGGAATTATTTGATAGATTTGACACTTAAAACATTTTTTTCATAACATTTAAAATAATTTTTATTATATTTGTGCTATGGAAAAAAATACAAAATTACTTAGAGAAGTGTTGAGTGTCCCAACAAAGACATATCAAGAAGAAAAAATGGTTGAATTTTTGGTTAACTGGTTAACCGAAAACAATATTTCACATTTTGTGGATGAATTCAACAATGTTTATGCCACAAAGCAAGAATCCCAAGATTTACCTGAAGATTTTTATTTCCCTTGTGTTATCTCACATACGGATACCGTTCATAACATTGATACGATTAACATCTCTGAAGAAATGTTGCCGAATGCTCAAAATGAGTTAAAATTATCCTATAAGGCATACAATGACAAAGGCAATCCTACCGGAATTGGTGGTGATGATAAATGTGGTGTGTTCGCATGTTTAACCTTGTTACAAGAATTACCTTACTTGAAAGCGGCATTCTTCGTATCTGAAGAAACCGGTTGTCATGGTTCATTAAAAGCAAGTGAAGATTTCTTTTCAAATGTTGGTTATGGAATCCAATTCGACGCTCCGGAAAACTGGATGATTACTGAAAAATGTTTCGGACAAGTTTTATTTGATAGAGAAACCGAATTTTTTGAAACTTGTGATAAAGTTTTGACTGAAGGTATGAATCAAAATGATATGGAGTATATGGTTCATCCTTATACCGACGTTTACGCTTTGAGAGGTAAGTTTGACTTTTCTTGTATTAATATTTCAATCGGGTATTACAACTACCATACCAAAAATGAATATGTTGTAGTTGAAGATGTATTCAATGGTATTGACATGGGTAGAAAAATGATTGAAAATTTGGGTAATAAATTACACTATAAAAAGTCAGTTAACTACGATTGGAGAAGTAGGTCGGTGTTTTAATTATAAGTCGGATGAGAAATCATCCGATTTTTTTTGCTCATTATCATGACCACATTTATGACAAATATACGGGTCATCACCACCATCGGATAAATCCCAAGACCATCCACATCCATCACAAATAACTTTGTTGTTTTTGATGGTTTCTCTTAAAATTTTTCTAATTAATTCTTTCATAACAATAAATATGAATAAAAAAAAAAGAGGTCATAAAGACCTCTTCTTAATTATCGTCCTTTCTTTTGGACTACCACATTCTCATCCACCACTTTGATGACATAGGTTTTACCCTCAATCAGTTTACCTGTGAGAACTTCTTCAGATAACAAGTCTTCAACCTTGTCTTGAATTGCTCTTTTCAATGGACGAGCCCCATACAATTCATCGAATCCGATTTTTGCCAAGTAATCAACCAAAGTTTCATCATAACTGATTGAGTATTTCATATCCGTAAGACGAGTCACCAATCTCTTCAATTCAATGTCTGTAATCTTCTTTATATCTTCTTGAGATAGTGAGTTGAATACAATCGTATCATCCAAACGATTTAAGAACTCAGGAGAGAAGAAATTCTTCATCTCTTTCATCAACATTTGTTTTTTAGCTTCTTCGTTACTATAAGAATTAGATGAGAACCCAATACCATTTCCAAAATCTTGTAATTTTTTAACTCCCAAGTTTGATGTTAAAATAATCAAAGTATTCTTGAAGTTGATTTTACGACCCAAACTATCGGTAACATGACCATCGTCCAAGATTTGAAGTAAAATGGTGAATACATCTTTATGTGCTTTTTCAACCTCATCAAACAAGATAACAGAGTATGGTTTGTTTTTAACTTTTTCAGTTAACATTCCACCTTCTTCATATCCTACATATCCCGGAGGAGCTCCAACCAATTTGGATACCGTATGTTTCTCCTGATATTCACTCATATCCACACGAATAAGAGCGTCTTCCGAACCAAACATTTCTTTGGCCATTTGTTTTGCCAAATAAGTTTTGCCAACACCGGTAGAACCCAAGAACACAAATGAACCAATTGGTTTATTCGGGTCTTTAATACCTAAACGATTTCTTTTGATTGATTTCGCAATCTTGATAACTGCATCATCTTGACCAATAACTTTACCCACCAAGTTTTTATCTAACTCTAATAATGCTTTAGTGTCATCAACACTCATCTTGTTAACCGGGATTTTAGTCATATTTGAAACAACATCATAAACATGTTCTAACAATATGATTTGTTTTTCTTTAGCCATTTGTTGTTCAAACCTCAATTTCTCATTATCAAGTTTGATTAACAATTTTTTCTCTTTATCACGAAGTTCTGCAGCTTGTTCGTAATTTTGTCTTTTAACTACATCAATTTTTTGTTCTTTTATTTCCGCAGCTTTCTTCTTAAGTTCCTCAATTATTTCCGGAACTTTCAAATCGGTTTGCATTCTTGCTCCAACTTCATCCAAAATATCAAATGCTTTATCCGGAAATTCTCTGTCCGTAATATATCTGTCCGCCAACTTAACACAAGTTTCAATTACCTCATCACTATAATTTACTTTGTGATATTCTTCGTATTTGTCACGAACATTTTTCAAAATTTGAATTGTTTCAGCAACCGATGATGGTTCAACAACTACTTTTTGGAATCTACGCTCCAATGCTCCATCCTTTTCAATATTCTTACGGAATTCATCCAAAGTGGTCGCTCCAATACATTGAACCTCTCCACGAGCAAGAGCCGGTTTGAAGATATTAGAACCATCCATAGAACCTGAAGAATTTCCTGAACCAACCAATGTGTGAATCTCATCGATAAACACAATGATATTTGGATTTGATTGAAGTTCTTCAAGAATTACTTTCATTCTTTCTTCAAATTGTCCACGATACTTTGTACCGGCAACAACAGATGTAAGGTCAAGATTCACAATTCTTTTATCCATTAAATTTCTAGGACATTCACCCTTCACTATTTTGATTGCCAAACCTTCAACAAGGGCGGTCTTACCACAACCCGGTTCACCGAGTATAATTGGGTTATTTTTCTTTCTACGAGATAAAATCTGAGCAATTCTCAAAATTTCTCGTTCACGACCAACTACAGGGTCAAGTTTACCGGCTTCAGCAAGTTTATTCAAATCTCTACTGAAATTGTCCAATACAGGTGTACCGGAATCCGATGATTTTGTTTTTTTACTCATCATTTTGTCGTCGTCGTCCATTAAATCGTTCATAATTTTATAATTTTATAATGCAAATATAATAACAAATTTCATTCCTATCCAAAATATTGACATATTGTCATGTTTTTTATTTTATATGACAATCTGTCATGACATTGTGTCATTCACTATTTAATTTTATGAAAAAATGTCATATAATTGTTAGTGGAATAAAAATTGTTGAAGCAAAGATAAACAATAAATTTTAAAAACAAGAAAAAATATGTTTAACAGAAAAAACCTTAATGATTTATTTAGAGAATTCGATTCAATGTTTGGCGATTTCGATTCTATGTTTGGTGTAACACCAAATAATGGTAAAACAGAGTCAGGAACCGATGAATTCGGTGATTGGACAAAAGAAACTTATAAATCACCGGATGGAGGTGTTCTTATCACTAGTTTTGTTAGAACAGGTGGTAATTACAAACCTAACAAAAGTTCAGGGATTACTCCATTAAAAAAGAAACTCCAAATCGCAATCGAGGAAGAGAACTTTGAAGAAGCGGTAAAACTTCGTGATGAGATTAAGAAACTTGAAACCAATCAAGATGAAATTAAAAAAATTGAATTGGAACTTAAAAAATCGATTGAAGACCAAGATTTTGAAAAGTCCATCGAACTACGAGACCAACTAAAAAAATTAAAATCTTAACTGAGACCCTCACTAAAAAGTGGGGGTTTTGTATTTATATGCATAAAAATTTTATGTATATTAAATAAAAAAAAATAGTTATGGCAATAATAAAAGAAGAAATCGATGGGACGAAAATTAAGAATCAAATTAAATCGTCAAACATTAAGTCAACCGAATACGATACAGAAACAAAGGATTTGGTTATTGAATTTAACAACGGGGTGAAATACAAATACGATAATGTCCCTCACCAAGTTTATACTAAATTTAGGTTAGCTGAGTCACAAGGCAAATTTTTTACAACTGATATTGCAAAAAAATATCAATATAAAAAACTTTCCTAGTATTTATTGAGGATGAGTAATTTTAAAAAAATTATTGATAGTTTTTCTGTCAAAGATACTTTGAATCCAAAAATTTGGGAGAACCCTGATGATGCTAGCAATTCGGTTATGAAACCAAAAGTTAGAAAGGCTCTTATGCGTATTGCGGAAAAATTTACCGAGTTTTTGGGGGAAGATATTTTTGTTGATGATATTCATCTTACGGGGTCTTTAGCAAATTATAATTGGTCTGAGTTCTCTGATTTTGATTTACACCTAATTATAGATTTCAAACAATTTGAGGAACAATCTGAATTATATAAAGAATTATTCAATCTGAAGAAACAAGTTTTTAACGACAAACATAATATTAAAATTTTTGGATACGATGTTGAACTATATGCTCAGGATGAAAGTGAACCTCATGTTAGTTCTGGTGTTTATTCAATAATGAATAATGAATGGATAACCAATCCAAAAAAATTCAAAGGTAATATCGACAAGTCAGTCCTTGAAAATAAAATAAAATCTTGGATTGAGAAGATAGACACTGCAATTGAGGAAGAAAAAGATTTGGAGTCTTTAAAGTCAAAACTCAAAGATTATCGAAAATCAGGATTAGAAAAAGATGGAGAATTGTCATACGAAAATTTGGTATTTAAGTTCTTAAGAAGGTCAGGACACATTGAAAAACTATTCGACATTTTAAATAAACAAACAGATAAAGAATTATCAATTGAAAGAACAATTCAAGAATAAGTAAATTATTTATATTTATCATATATTTATAATAAAAAAAAATAATGGCATTAACTAAAAATTTCTACAGTTGTTGTAACCTTGATGGTATAATCTATAGCGCTAAGACTGGAACTGACTATAATGTTGGTGATGTTTATATTATTAGTGCAGGTAATTGTTATCTTGCAACATCAGACGGACCGGCAACAGCTGAAGTAGATGATAGAACATGGTCACTTATTGCAAGTGATGGTTGTGAAAATCCTGAATGTCAACCTTGTCCAACACCAACGCCTACTCCAACTCCTGGACCAACTAGTACTCAAACTCCAACGCCAACTACTACTCCAACGCCAACGCCTACCCGCATTACAATAATTAGTGTTAATGAACAATATGCAACAGATTTTATTGATTGTTGTGATGTTAGTGGGACAACAATACCTTCAGACTCCTATGTACCACATCCTGTTTGGACGAATAATGATGGAGATATTTCAATTATACAACTAAATGCGGTGGCCTTAGGTGGGTTTAACGGTCTAAATAATTAAAACTAAAACAATAAAAATATGTCAGGATTAAAACCAATTGGTAGTGAAAAACTAACAGGACAAGATAAAATCAACAGAATTATGGAAATTGCTCGTTTTAATGAGACAATCCCTCAAATCGTTAATGAAACGGCTAAATCAGAGTATTCTATATCTCTTGCAGATGGTAATAATTACCAAATTGTTAAAGAAAGACAAGGATATATTATTAAGAAAACTATTTCTGAATCAGAAACTGATTATGTGGAGCCAATGAAAAATAGAAAATACTATTCTTCGTATTCTCAAGCATTCAAAAGGTTAAATTTATTAGCAGGAGAATTAAATCGTGTTAATGAAAATGAAGAAGGTGTTTCTTTATATGGTGAACAAAAAAAATTCACATTAAAAACTCCAAAACCTGCAACACCGGCAATTGAAGCTCCGGTTCCACCGGCAGCACCACCGGCAGTTCCATCTCCTGAATTACCACCATCACCTATGGATGGAGGTGAAGATATGGGAATAGAAGATATGGGAATAGAAGATATGGAAGTAGAAGATATGGGAACAGAATCACCTGAAGTTGATAATGTTGATGTAGATATCGATGTTGATACTGAAGAAGGTGGAGAAGAAGACCAAGTTACTTTCAAATCAATCCAAAAACTTACAGGTAAATTAACTCAAAAAATTAGAACTCTTGAAAGTCAAGAAGGAATGACATCTGAAGATATTAAGTATGTTATCAACATGGTTCTATCTTCATTTGATTTAAATTCTTTATCTGAAGAAGATAGAGAAGATATTATATCTAAATTTGAGGAAGAGTCTGAAGATTTGGGTGGAGATGATATGGATGGTGAAGATATGACAGACGATACAGAAGTTGAAGATATTCAAGCTGATATGGATGTTGCGGTTGAATCTGAAATGGAAGAAGGAGATTATGGTAACGGAGCAATATTTGATAGTATCTTTGGAGAATCAAAAGTTGATAAAGTTATTTCAAAATATTTTGAAATGTCTAAAAAAGAAATTAGAGAGAGTAAAGAAAAACAAGTTGAAAAAACTTTAAGAAAAAAAACACAAGTAAAACAAATAATGGATTCTGTTGTTAAAATGACCGAAACTATTGAACAAGAATTAAGTGCTGAGAAATTCTTAAAAGAAAATATAAATTCTAATTTTGTTGGGAAAACAAATAAAAAGAATTTAGTTTTTGAAACTAAAAAAGGACAAATTAAAATTACACCGACAGGAGAAATTATATGAGTCATTTAATTTATGTTAATGGACTGGGTCCTAACTATAAAGGAGATAACTTATATGAATTCATTTTTTCGGATAGTTTGGAGGTTTGGGGAGAATTGTGGGAAAGTAAACCTTCCAATGGATATCCGTCACCACCCGAATTACAATATATTAAGAGAGTAGGAGTTTTGAGAAATACTGATGTTAAATTAGAATTAATTCAAAACTCCGATTTTTTTTCTATGATAGACTCGATGGATGATGTGGTTGCCTTAGCGTGGGAACAAGATGAAACAGAAGGACAAAAAAGATTGGTATTTAGATTTGGTTGTTCTGAAGATGAAATAAAAGACAAACTCTATGAAAGAGATTTAGTTTTAGAATTTGAAAAAAAGTTAATATATGAAAATTAATAAAAAAGCACTTCAATTGATTGATAAAGGATTATCGTCTAAAACAGTTAGTAAGTTAACTGAATCACAAATTAATGTATTACATAAAAAATTGTTTTCAGAACAAACTATGGTTTCTAAGTCTGACACCGAAACAATCAATAAATTAAAAACGGAGAAAAAACCGTTCCAAGTTTACGAAAAAGAACTTGATGAGGACGACACATTAAATGTCGTAAATGACCCTGACGCAACAGAAGATGGGATGGGAATTTTTGAAAAAGATTATAAAGATGGTCCAAATCCTTGGGCTATATGTCACGCTCAAGTTGGTCCTAAAAAAACAAGGAAATTTGAAAGATGTGTAATGGCGGTAAAAAAACAATTGAAAGAAGGAAAAAATCCACTATCTTTGTTCCTTGAAACTCAAATAGAAAAAATCGTGGAAAAACACATACCCCCAAGAATAACAAAAGGTGATTTGTTAAAAGTTATAACAGAATCTGAACCGGCAAGTGAACCATCATCACCTAAAAGAAAAACTGATTCAACTAAGAAACCGGTATCTCCTAATTTAAAAAGGTATGAGACTAAAGAACAGGCGACTGCACCGGCACCGGCAAAACCGGCAACGAGACCAACAACAAAACCAACAGAAAAGCCGAAAGAAAAACCATTTCACCCAGCAAGGAATCCTCGTCCGGGGGTACAACCGGCTCCATTAGCCAATAGAGTTAGTCCTGAAGATGCTAAGGAAAAAGTAATTGACTTAATAATGAACATTTTAGAAAAATAATATATGAGAAAGAAATTCAATGAACAAATAGATTATGGGGATAGACCTGAAAGAATGGACCCAAATTTGGAACGAAAATTAGGTAGTCCTGAAAACCTTTATGCAAGTAATCCTGCATTGAAAGGAGGTATTGAAGATGTTCAAAAATTGGTCAGTAAAAGGTTTCAAAAAGTCGCTCAAAAATTAAGTCAAGTTACTGGTATTGAAGACCTTAGTTCAAAACAAGTCCAACAAATGATTTACTCAGAAATGATGAGAAAACTTCCTAATATTATGAGTATTGAAGGTAGACATAGAGATGAGTTGATTCAATTAGCAATTGACGCTTCTTTGGATGAAACTGAAACACCAGAAGGGTGGTATCAAATTGAAGCTAATTTAGGTATGCCGGACGCATCTAATTTTAGATTTGAACCTGAAGATGAAGAAGATGAAGAAGAAGAGGAGAATAAACCAAGTTTCCCATCTTTTGATATTGAGGATTTGACTGATGAAGAAATTTTGGAGTTAGAAAAACATAAGAGAAATATTATTAGAGCAATTGTCCAAGGAAAGGCGAAAAAAAGTCATTACCTTTTTCAAAAACCTGAAATAAAGGCGAGATTAGATGCAATTAACCCATCATTATACAATGATTATTTGGGGATTATGGCAATCAATGACTTTATGTATTTTAGTATGGAACAAATGATTGAAATGATGAGTCAAACAGGTAATGGAGTTGCAGGTAAAGTTGAAGTAACTGATACTGATGAGGATGAAGATGGTGAAGGGGGTGAAGACCAACCTAATACTAAAATAATTGCAACAGGTCTTATATTTCCAATACTTTGTCATGAAATCGTTAAGGGGTTGGAGGATGCAACAGCACGATATGGATTACCTCAAGACATAAGTCTCGCAAAAAAAGTTATCGGACAAACGGACACTTTATCAAATGAACCAATGCAATTAAGAATTGGCCCTGAGATAGTTGAAAGAATTAGATTTGCGTTACCTGATGAAATATTTGACCCAAGTAATAAAGGATTAATAAATTGGTTCCACATTCTATTATACCAAATTGAGGCTCAAGAATTTTTAGATGTAATTGGTAATGCAATTTCTGACGATAAATCAAAAGTCAAACTAGCAACAAACAGATTTAAAGAAATCGTTAAAGAAGCAATGGTTATGAAACAACAGTTTGAAGATTATAAAGAAAGTCAAGGTTCTGAATCTGAGGATGCTGATTCAAACGATGATGACGATGATATGTTAGATGACTTTTTAAGTGATTTAGGAATACCTAGAGCACCAAGAAATTAATGTGTGAATAAAGAACAACTAATAATTGAAGTTACGAAGTGTATGAGGAATACTCCTTACGCACTTCGAACTTACTTACAAACTTACGATAATACCGTATCCAAATACGTCCCATTGGACTTATTCCCCGACCAAGTCAGTTTAATAGAAGATTACGATAGGTATAACGAGAATATTGCGTTAAAGTATCGTCAGGCGGGTGTATCCACAGTTACCGCAGCTTGGATATCTAAAAGGTTGGTCTTTGCCAAAAAGAATAAACCCGAGAAAATCCTTATTATTGCCAACAAGTTAGATACATCAGTTGAGATGGCAAACAAGGTAAGAGGATTTACCGAACAATGGCCGGCATGGGTCGGAGTTACTTTCTCAAAAGAAAAAAACTCGCAAAGACACTTTAAACTTAGTAATGATTGTGAAGTAAAATCAGTCGCAACTTCAAAGGATGCCTTGAGAGGTTATACCCCAACCATTCTTGTATTTGACGAGGCGGCGTTTATCGAAGCGGATTCAGATTTCTGGTCTGCGTGTATGGCGTCCCTATCTACCGGAGGTAAAGTTATTGTGGTATCCACTCCAAACGGATACGACCCGATTTATTACGAAATTTACGACCAATCATTAAGAAACATGAATGATTTCAAAATATCTGAAATGTTTTGGTATCGTGACCCGAGATATACAAAAGATTTGTATATGGTTAAAACTAATGACTTGGTTCATTATTTGTTAAATCGAGAAGAATATTCTGAAAAAGATATCATCAACTTATCGATGGAAAATCCATATGAAAGAGACCATTCGGTCGTAACGGATTACATTTCACAAGGATATAAACCATGTTCCGCATGGTTTGAGGGTATGGTTAAAAAGTTAAAGTTTGACCGAAGAAAGGTTGCTCAAGAGTTAGAATGTAACTTCTTGGGTTCCGGTGATAACGTATTTGAGTCTGAATTAATGCAGAATATCTCGAAAAATATGTTATGTGAGCCACAAGCTAAACTTATGGGGGGTTCATTATGGATATTTAAAGAACCCGTAAACGGTCACAAATACGTTATGGGTGTGGATGTATCTCGTGGTGATTCTGAGGACTTTTCGTGTATCCAAATCATTGATTTTGATGAAAGAGAACAGGTGTTAGAATATGTTGCCAAAATTCCACCGGATGTATTAGCAGAAATTGCATATAAATGGGGAACGATGTATAATGCTTATTGTGTAATAGATATTACGGGAGGTATGGGTATATCAACCGCGAGAAAAATGCAAGAATTAAACTATCAAGGTGGTTTATATGTTGATAATGTTGATACAAGTAATAAGTGGAAATGGGACCCAAAAATAAATGATAAAATACCGGGTATTAATTTCAACTCCAAAAGAGTTCAAATTATTGCTGCTTTTGAAGAGGCCGTTAGACATGGGTTTAAAACCTATTCTAATAGGTTGTATAATGAGATGAATACCTTTGTTTATATCAATGGTAGACCTGACCATCAAAAGGGTCACCATGACGATTGTATTATGGGTATTTCCATGGCGTTATATGTTGCGGAAAAATCATTCCAATCTTTAGAGAAAGTAACTAATCATACTAAGGCGATGATTAACTCATGGGCAACCACAGTTAATGAAAATAAAAACTCTTCCGACTTCTTTAACCCAATGGTTCCACAAATGGGTAGGAATGGTAATTTAAACAATACCGGAGAAGCAACTAAAAGTGATTATCAGAAATATGGGTGGTTATTTGGGGCTTAATAACTATTTATATTATCAAGGTAATTAGTAAATTTAAATTATGAACGAAAACAATCTTACAGTTTGGCAGAGGTTGTCCAAGACATTCGGACCGAACTCTTTATTAAAACAAGATTATCCAACTTTTAAGTTTGATAAAAAAGAACTTTTAAGAACTACAAATAGGGATGATTTTGAAAGAGAAAAACTTCAGGCACAACAAACGTTTTATTTAACAAACCAATGGGCTAAAGTTGAAAACAACTTATACTCTCAAGCAATATATTACGAACCATCAAGATTATCCGCACAATATGACTACGAATCAATGGAGTATACTCCTGAGATTTCAGCAGCATTAGACATTTATTCTGAAGAATCAACAACAACAACTGAGGATGGTTTTATTCTTCAAATTTTCTCAGAATCAAAAAGAATTAAATCTGTTTTAGCGGACTTATTTAACAACGCACTCGATATTAACACCAATTTACCAATGTGGACAAGAAACACTTGTAAGTATGGTGATAACTTTATTTACTTAAAATTAGACCCTGAAAAGGGGATTGTTGGTTGCCAACAATTACCAACAATTGAAATTGAACGTCATGAGGTAGGAGTTGCTGGTCGAATTTCTCAAGATATTACCAAAGAAAAAGATGAGAACAAAAAAGGACTTCACTTTACTTGGAAAAATAGAAATATGGAATTCCAATCATGGGAAGTTGCACATTTTAGATTATTAGGTGATGACCGAAAACTTCCTTATGGTACTTCTATGTTGGAGAAAGCAAGACGTATTTGGAAACAATTATTATTATCTGAAGATGCGATGTTAATTTATCGTACATCAAGAGCACCTGAAAGAAGAATGTTTAAAGTATTTGTTGGAAACATGAATGATGATGACGTTGAAGCATATGTAAACCGTGTTGCTAATAAGTTTAAAAGAGAACAGGTTGTGGATTCAAAAACAGGTAATGTGGATATGAGATTTAATCAAATGGCGGTTGACCAAGATTACTTCATTCCTGTTCGTGACCCTTCGGCTCCGGACCCAATAACAACATTACCAGGAGCAACAAATTTATCAGAGATTGCGGATATTGAATACATTCAAAAGAAATTATTAACAGCTCTTCGTGTTCCTAAGGCATTCTTAGGGTTTGAAGAAGTTGTTGGAGATGGTAAAAATTTATCGTTACAGGATATTCGTTTCGCAAGAACTATAAATAGAATTCAAAAAAGTATGATTGCTGAGTTAAACAAAATTGCAATCGTTCACTTATTTCTATTAGGATTTGAAGATGAATTACAGAACTTTACATTAGGATTATCTAACCCATCTACACAGGCAGATTTATTAAAAATTGATGTTTGGAAAGAAAAGGTTTTATTATACAAAGACTTGGTTTCAGACCCAGGAAATGGTATCCAACCTACATCATCAACATGGGCTAAAAAACATATCTTTGGATGGTCTGATGAAGAGATTAGATTGGATTTACAACAACAAAGAATTGAAAGAGCTGTTGGTGAAGAACTTAAAGCAACCCCTACAGTTATCTCTAAAACAGGTATTTTTGATAATATTGATAAGTTATACGGAAATTCCGGAAAACCTGCGGCTCCGGGACAAACACCACCTGAGGGAACAGACGATACTTTAGGAGGAGGATTTGGAGGAGAATCACCATTACCTCCAGCAGGCGGAGAATCACCATTACCTCCAGCGGGCGGAGAAGCGCCTGAATCGGGAGGTGGAGCAGAAATCACTCCTGAATCCAAACAAAAAAACATGAACTTATTAATAGAAAATAATCTTTTAGAGGGGTCAAAAATACTCGATTTAGGTCAAGCGCAAGAATCTTTAGGAGAAATTTCAAAAGAATTGGATAAGTTACTAAATTCATAATATTTATATTGAAAACACAGTATAATGACTTTCGGACAAATTAAATCTTTAATAGAGAAAAATCTTATTGAATCCTACAAGAGTGAAAAGGAATTCAAAAAATCTTTAAAAGAATTCAAACACAATGTTTTGAATAATAAACACATGGCAAAGTTGTATTCATTATACGACCAATTAAGTACGCCACAGGGTTTAAATGAATCCGACGCCAAAGATTTTTTAGAAGAAGGTGTTAATTTAATTCAACAAATATTACCAAATATTAAGTTGCCAAAAACTTTATCGGAAAATATTGAAAACAAATATTCTGATATTGATTCTCTTGTATATTCAAACAAATTAAATTTATTAGAAAGGGTAAATTCAAAAAAGAATATCACTAATGTTTTAACGTCTAATGAAACACCAATAAAAGAATCTGTTAACTTACCACTAAAATCAATGGTAAGTATTGCAAATCAAACATTACAAAAATATATCGATACTTTGGATGAATCTTCAAGAAAAGAATTTATTCAATTGATTTCTGAAGACACAGAAACTCTTGAGAATAAGTTTGAAACAATTCGCGAAAGTGCAATTACAAAACTTAACTTGATGTTAGAAAAAGAGCAGGAGTTTGAATTAAAAACAAAATTGTCAGAAACTATTGATAAATTAAAAACTGAAAAGTTTGACCAATTAAATTTTCTTAAGTTAAAAAACTTAGAAGAGTCAATCTAAGGAATTTTTAATTTTTTGAGTATAGGAAGCCTTTAATATTTGAGTTCTCCTACCAATAGATTTTTTAACAAATTCTTTTTTTTCTAAAAGAATTTTATTCTGTTTAGTTTTATTTACCTTGTATTTGAAAGTCTTTAATGCTTTCTCAATCTCATTATTATTAATTTCTACGATAATCATATATAACAAATATCGCAATTTAGTGAAAAAATTTTGACAACACACAATATTTTTGTTACTTTTATAAAAAAAATAAACATAAGCAAGAATTATGATTAATGAAAAAAGGTAAAAGTGTGAAATTGAATTTATTCAGTCCAATAAAATCAGTATATGGGACAGTGGATTCTAAAAATTTAAAATCATTATACATTAACATTCAGTCGTGGGTTTCCCCAAAATTTGAACACGATAATTGGAACCGAGTGGTAGGGGATTTAAATAAAGAAATAAAACATTCCGTGTTTAATTCAATCGATACTAATTTGTTTAAAGAACAAAGTATTGTTGATTTAGATTTAAGGTCGAGTGGATTATCTAAAGGTAAAAAATCATTTTTTAATTTAGAGGTTAATCTTTATACCACAAAGGAATTGGACTTTAAATGTCCGGAATTAAAAGAGTCTGTTAAAAAAATAATAAAAAATATTGTTAAAGATAATGTAATTGAAAATAAATTCTTTACGTTTTCTATATCAAAAAGTAAATAAAGATTACATTTCGATATATTTATCTTAAAAACAATCAATGAAACAATTAAGAATTTTAGAAGCGAATGAAATTGGTCATGGTATTTTAATCGAAATGGATGCCGGTTGGGTATCTCCAAAAGACATACGTAATGCGGATATATTAAAAGAAGCCTCAAATTTAGATTATAGAAATCCATTTGAATTTTATGCGGTTTTACAGAAATACGATACTCCAAATAGAAACGGAAGATTCTATCCTGAAAGAATATTAAAAAGAGAAGCTGACAACTATAAGAAAGCAATTGCTAAAGGATTATCAACTTCAGAACTTAATCACCCTGAGTCATCTCTTATTGATTTAGATAGAGTATCACACATTATTACAGATATATGGTGGGATAAGAATATCCTAATGGGAAAACTTAAGTTATTAACATCACCAGGATTTCACGAAAGAGGTATTGTATCGACTAAGGGAGACCAAGCGGCAAATCTTATGAGACAAGGTGTAACTATGGGAGTTTCTTCAAGAGGAGTTGGTTCTTTGAAAAAGGTTGGAGAAAGAAATGAAGTTCAAGATGATTTTGAATTAATTTGTTTTGACTTAGTATCATCTCCATCAACACCGGGAGCGTATTTGTTCACTAAACCTGAAGATAGAGAGAAGTATGAAGAGAATTTAGAGGAAGAAAAAAAATATAAATCACCTGAAAATTCAGAATTTCAAACGAAAGGGGTTGACTTAATGAGAAAATTAACCGATTATTTGGGAAAATAAAATTAAAATATGGAAGAAAAATTTTTTGTAGCAAAAGTTCAGTATGATTTACCAGATGAGAATAGTGGTAAGATTAAAAAAATCAGAGAGGAAAAACTTGTAAAAGGATACTCTGTTACAGATGTGGAAGCAAAGGTAACTGAAAAATATCAAGGATTTACTCATGAATGGAGAATCACCTCAGTATCTGAAAGTAAGATTGATGAAGTTATTGATTAATCTAAAACAAAAAAATAAATTGGTTTATTTAAACCAATTAAGTTAAAGTGGTCTATTTTGACCACTTTTTTTATGCTCGGTGATATTTATCAAATAAATAAACCTACTAATATTCAAAAAAATAATATTTCCCAATCAATAAATGGGATTTTTAATTTTTTGGTAATATTTATTAGTTAAAATAAATATATTTCCGATATGAGTGAAAACAAATTAGTTCAAGAGGCCCTTATTCAAATGAAACAAGTTGAAGAAGCTATAGCCGAAAATGCAAAAGGAATACTTGCTTCTACAATGAAGGAAGAAATCAATCAATTAGTAAAGGAATCTCTTTCTGAACAAGATGAGGAAGATGAGGTTAATTTAGATGCTGACATGGAAATGTCCGCTGATAACGATGACGTAGAGACGGATATGGATTTTGGTTCGGATGATGATATGGAAATGGATTTTGACATGGAAATGGATTCTGATGAAATGCCAATTGACTTAACCAACGCTTCTGATGAAGAAATTCTAAAAGTATTCAAAGCTATGGGAGAAAATGATGGTATTATCGTAAAAAAAGACGGTGATGATGTTCATTTAACTGATAGTGATGCTGATGTTGAATATCTTGTAAAACTTGGGGAATCTGAAGAAGACATGATGGAAGAATATGACGACATGATGGAAGAAGAAGATGATGAGACTACTAATGATATTATCGACGCTATTTTTAGTGGTGATATGTCAGGTATCGACGAAGAGGAAGAAGACATGGACGAAGTTGTTTACGAAATCGAAATGGACGAAGAAGATATGGACGAAGAAGACATGGACGAAGTTGTTTACGAAATCGAAATGGATGACGAAGACATGGATGACGAAGACATGGATGACATGACTAATGAAACCTACAAACCTAAAGGTGTTGGAATTGGTAAAGGTCCTAAATTCTCTTACAACGACAAAGCTGCAGGAGGATTTAAAGAAGACAAAAAACAAGGTCCTAAAACAATGGGAACCGGAAAAGCTAAATTCGAATACAAGAAAGGTGCAAACATGGAAGGTAAGTCCAAAGTTGTTAAATCTGAAACCAAAGAGGGCGATTACGGAATGAATAAAGGTGATAAGTCCAAAACAATGAAAGGTAAAGAAGATTACACAACTAAAAAAGGAGACACTCTTAAAAGAAAGGCTTTCGAAAAAGAAGAAACTAAGGAAGCTGCAAGAACTTATGGAATGGGTTCTAAAGAAGGTAGAGGATTAAGAAAAGGTATAACACCTAACAGAAACTATGTTTATGGTAAAAATGGTGTTAAAACTGAATCTACTCAAGAAGAAGTTAGTATGTTGAGAGAAAAAAATGAAGAATACAGAAAAGCATTAAATGTTTTCAGAGAAAAACTTAATGAAGTTGCAATCTTCAACTCAAACTTAGCTTACGCTACGAGATTGTTCACAGAACATTCAACTACTAAAAAAGAAAAAATAAATATCCTTAGAAGATTTGACAATGTTGACACTTTAAAAGAATCTAAAACTCTTTATAAGTCAATCAAAGATGAATTATCTAAGGTAGAAACAAAATCAATCAACGAATCAGTAGGTACTAAATTAAGTAAAACCGTATCTACAGGTTCATCAACAACATTAATCGAAACTAAAACTTACGAAAATCCTCAATTATTAAGAATGAAGGATTTGATTAGTAAGTTGGGTTAATAAATAAAAATAAATCTAAAACAAAACAATACTAAAATGGGAGCATTATTAGAATCAGGTCTTGTTGGTAACATCGGGTTGAAACACCTTAAAGTTATTAAAGAAGACACAATCAACAAATGGGACAAATTAGGATTCTTAGAGGGTCTTAAAGGTCACATGAGAGAAAACGTAGCACAATTATACGAAAACCAAGCATCATATTTAATTAATGAGGCATCAACTACATCTGATACAGGTGCATTTGAAACAGTTGTTTTCCCAATCGTTAGACGTGTATTCTCTAAATTATTAGCAAACGACATCGTTTCAGTACAGGCTATGAACTTACCAATTGGTAAATTGTTCTACTTTGTACCTAACATTCAATCTTACGAAAACGGAGGGGCTAATAACACAGGTATCCACTACGCACCATATGGAGCACCAGGTGCAACACAAACTAGTCCTAACGCAGGTTATGACTATAACTTAACTAAAGACCTTTACGATAGATTCTACGAAGGTAACGAACCGGCATTAGACCCACCAGGTTTATTTGATTATTCAAAAGGACAATATTCATCAATTACCGCACCTGATACAGCAGTAGTAACTGTTGCTTGGGATGGTAGTGTTTTAGTTCCAAGTGCTTATACTCAAACTGACTATAGAAAAGTATTAATCGCAATGTCAGGATTTGCATCGGCTGGAGCTGGTAAATTAATCGGTCCTGATGGTCAACCAATGGATAACGAATCGTTCTTAGCTGATTTAACAATTAGAGGAGCTCAAGGAAATACAACAACATCCGCAAATACAAGCAATAATTATTTATTCAGAGTTGTAACTCAAAAATATGGTAGAGGTATTGTTCAGTATGGTAATAACAACGCATCATTACCATTTCCTAGTAGTGAAACTGGTGGAGGTCAATATGATAACCTATGTGACGCAAATGGTGTAATCTACTTAGAAGTTGATTTACAAGTACCGGTTTGTATTACTTGTGGTGGTTCATTAGACGGTTACACAGGTTCAACATTTTCATCTAATACCACAGTAAATACCGCATTTGTTGCGAGTTATAGAATCTACAAAAACTTAGAGTTTGAAGATAGAATTGGTGAGGTTTCTTTTGACCTTCAATCAGTAACTGTTTCTGTAACAGAAAGAAAATTAAGAGCTCAATGGTCTCCTGAAATGGCACAAGACGTTGCGGCTTTCCATAACATTGATGCTGAAGCTGAGTTAACTGCATTGTTATCTGAGCAAGTTGCGGCTGAAATCGACCGTGAAATCTTAAGAGATTTACGTAAAGGTGCAGCTTGGAACTTGAGATGGGATTACAATGGTTGGAAACGTCTTGGTTCAAGTGCAGTTCCTTATACTCAAAAAGATTGGAACCAAACTTTAATCACAGCAATCAACCAAATTTCAGCTCAAATCCACAAATCAACATTGAGAGGTGGAGCAAACTGGATAGTTGTTTCTTCTGAAATCAGTGCAATTTTTGATGATTTGGAATATTTCCACGTATCAAACGCGGCTCCTGAACAAGACCAATACAACATGGGTATTGAAAGAGTTGGAACATTAGCTGGTCGTTACCAAGTATATAGAGACCCTTACTTCCCACCTAACCAAGTGTTAATGGGACACAAAGGAACATCTTTATTGGATACAGGGTACATTTACGCACCATACGTTCCATTACAATTAACTCCAACTATGTACAATCCGTTTAACTTTACACCAATCAAAGGTATCATGACTAGATACGCGAAAAAAATGGTGAACAACAGATTTTACGGAAGAATTACTGTAGATGGTGTTAGAACATTTGATTTAAGAGAATTGAGATAATCAATCTTTAACAAATACACTAAAAGGAGACAATTTATTGTCTCCTTTTTTTTTTATTATTATTTTAATAGTTGATTTTTTGGTCAAATAGTGTATATTTATTTATATGAGAAAAATAGAATTAACAGAATTACAAGTTAGTGAAATTATAAAACTTTACACTGAAGAATTATTAGGGTCCCCTACTATTAGCGAAAAATTAAAAATACATAAAACAATTATTCTAAATACATTAAGGGATAATGGTATTGTTCTTGGTTCATCTGGTAGAAGAAATATTGGAGGTAGAGAAGTTGCCACAAAAAAATATGAGTCAAAACCTGAAACAAAAAAAAGAAAAAGTGAAAACCACAAAAAATGGTCTGAAAAAAATAGAGACCATCTAAATGAATACCATCAAAAATGGAGAGAAAAAAATATTGATAAACATAGGGAGTATAAACGTAAGTATGAAAAACATCGTAAAGATACTGACCCCCTCTATAAGCTAATCAGTAATTTCAGAACTGCAATATATCAGGTATTAAAAGAGAACCGGGTCGATAAGAATCAATCATATTTTGATGTGTTACAATACACTCCTGAACAATTAATAGTTCATTTGGAAAAACAATTTACCGAAGGAATAACATGGGAAAATTATGGTGAATGGCATGTTGACCATAAACAACCTATCTCGTCATTTAATATCCAAGAAATGGGTGATAGTGAATTTATGAAATGTTGGTCATTAGAAAACCTGCAACCAATGTGGGGAGAAGAAAATATTAGAAAATCAAATAAAATTTTTAATAATTAAAAAAATTATATTATCTTTGTATTCTAAATCGTAATCATCATGAAAAAAATATTAATCCTCGTTTCTTTTTTGACACTAACTACATTATCACTACACTCTCAAACATACTCATTTGTATTGGATACAATTCAACCTTTCAAATGCCCATCAAATTTGAGTGTTAATGAAGCCGCAAGACTCAACAAGTTCAAATATTTTGAACTTTATGTTTTTCCAAAAAATGTTTGGAAAATAGACTTGGAAAAGAAAACTTTTATTGTTGGTAAGAAAACTATTAAAATAGTTAAGGGTGGGTATGATAATAAAGATGGATGGGTATATATTGAATTTATTGACCCAAACAATAATCAACATAGATTAGGTATTGGGAATGAAAAAGGAACCAATAAGAAAATTGTTATTGTTACTGCCTTGGATGATGATATTACAATTCAGAAAGGTTATTTTGGGTATCCTATGAATTATACTATTAATCCTTCATCCCGATAGCTTTCCTTCTTGAGGAGATTACCTTACTGACAAATTTTTTAAATTCAGGTAAGGTTCCTATTATAGGTAAAGTATTCTCAAGGGTCGACATCCAATTTGAGTCTAACTTATCTCCCATAACTTTAACGCCATCTAATTTGGCAAAATCATAACTTTTACCAAACAAGTAACCATTGTAACCCTCATTTGCTGCGGCAGTGAGTGAGGATTTAACTGCATTTAAAAATTGTTTGAACACTTCCACATTTCCTTTTCCTGCAGTTTCTAATGATTTTGGGTCAAATAAACGTGGAATCCCGTAAGTTTTACTAATATATTCTTGAATTTCAGGGTAACTGCTTCCCTGATACCATTGTAAATATTTGGGCATTAGTTCCTTACTAACTTGTTGGAACTTAAAAGTTTTTCCTACGTCTTTTATTCGTTCTTGATACTTGTCTGTACTGGTAACTGGGCTCGATGGGTCATTTTGTTCATTAACAATTCTTTTAACGATATTAATTAAGTCATTTTCACTTAAACGTATTACTTTTTTCATTTTTGGTTTTTTATATAAATATCATGTTTATTAAAAAAAGAGTCCCGTGAGACTCTTTTTTTTTTATTTTAATACTCTAAGTGATTTTGAAACTATTTCAGCTTCTGTAAGGGAATATAATCCATTTCTATAAGCCATTTGAACCGCTCTAATTAACATAAACTTTGCCTGCTCCTCAGTTAAGTTGTCAATTAAATTTTCAATATCTTCAGGTTTGTATATTGCAACCTCTTCAAATAGATAAGCAATTGGTTGTTTCTCTTGTTCCATAATGTAATATCAATATATTTATAATAAGTATATGAAAAGAAATAGTATTAGTGAAGCAACTGGGTCAGGAAACGCTGGAAATTTTAAAGTTCCTATTGTTTTGGTACCCCAAGATTGGAACGAGAAACAATTGGGTCCTTTTAGTGAACCTGTCTATCATTATATAAATGCTGAATTGGCATACGAAGAAGCTGACGGAGATTTCAAAGAAACTCCAAGTCAAAGAGAAAAGATTGAGAAGAAAACTAAATTATTATCCAAAGTTAGTATGTATTTGAAAAAATTTTATACCGGTCAAAATGATGAAGAAGGTAGTGATATTGCCAGTATAGAATCTCCGGACGATATTATTCATAAGGTAGTTGGTCCACTAAAAGAAGATTTGGCGGTATGGTTCGGAACGAAAAAGAAACCAAAAGGTAGTAAACAACCAAAAGGTCCTTGGGTAAATATTTGCAGAAAAAAAGAAGGTGGGGGACATCCACCATGTGGTAGACCTGAGGCAGATTCAAAAGGTTATCCTAAATGTAGAGCTGCAGGTGTTGCGTCTAAAATGACGGATGCTCAAAAAAAATCTGCATGTGCTCAAAAAAGAAGAGAAGAGAAAAAAGACCCTAAGACAGGAAAAGGTAACAAGCCAACTATGGTATCGTACAAACCAAGAAATGAATCTCTACGAGAAATCATCATACAAGTCTTAAACGAGGTTAAAAATTCTTAACCTACACTATCTCTAACCAATTCTGTTTTATTAGTTCTAATTGAAGATGTGTCATTGTCAGACATATCTACTTTAATAATTTTCTTAGGGTTGCTCTCAATCATAGGTATAATAGTTTTCTTAGGACTACTCTCAACCATAGGTATAATAGATATTTTTGGTTGACTATCTACTTTAGTATATTTCTCAATAACCTCGAATTTTGTAGTGTCAGGTTCAAGAGTAAATGTCGACGTAGTTTCACAACTACTATCTTGTTGTTCTGTTTTGATTTTATTAATAGCGTCATTTACTTTTGGTCTAACATAATTGTAAATGTTAAACATTAATGATATCATTAGTAAAATAACCACCACAACCATTAATGTACCAACATATAATGTGGATTTAAATGCCTTATTTTTCATTATAGTTTAGTTAAAATATTTTTTAAAGAATGTTGAATATTTGATGTTATTTCTCTTTCGAATTCAATTCTTCGTCTTTCAACTTCATTATTGAAATGACTTGTTAAGAATTCCCAAGATTTATCACTTAATAGAACATTGTAAGAATAAATATGATTAATTACTTGGACATTGTTCGAATCTAAAATAACAAATATGTCATTTTCTTCATTTCTAATATATTTCTTATTAGAAATAGGTGTCGTCAGAAGAATAGAATCATCTTTGTTAATCAATTTTTTACAAATTGATATACATTCAGATTCATATATTGTTTTTTGGTTATTTTGATATTGAAGCGCTCTAAATAATGATATGTATTTCTTTTGAATTTTTCTTTTTAGTTTGTGAACTAAGTCTGTCATAATATCTGTAAATTATTTTTTACAAAGATAAACAAAAATATAGAAATAAAAAATGTTTTTTAAAAATTAACAATACGGTGATGAACATTTTTTCTTTCCATCTAGTCCTGGTTTTGTTCCTTTACATACTTGAACACCATAACCATTACTATAAGCTGAGGGGTGAACTTTAAATTTTCCTTTAGCAGCAGCTAATCCTCTAGCACAAAGTTTTGTTCCCGTTTTTTTTCTACCTTCGTAAATGTCTTCGTATTCCGCTTCTTCGATTTCCATCTCATTTTTTAAAAAATCAAATACTTGGTCCATATTCGTTTTAGCTTCTGAAATATGGTCGTCAGCCCAATCATGACCATTTTGAATAATTTCATTAATTTTTTCAGGGTCCATGTCTAACATCATTTCGATTTGTCTTTTCATTTGTTGTAAATTTGAAAAGAACATATAATTTGCAAGTTCAACCTCCTGTTCGATAAGAACTTTTTTTACGATTCGGTTTAAATCTGATTCTGTTAATTTTACTATTTGTTTCATATTATGTAGTATAATTTTGTTTTTTATTAACTATGTTAAATGTTAATTGTCTCTTATAAGTATCTTTCTCTCCCGAAGTATTCACCTGAATATCAACATAATATTGATTTGGTATTTTATCTCTCATATCAAATATGAAATAATACTCATTTGGAGTTCGGTTAATCGGAGTCCAATCTTGGACTAAAACTTCGGTAGTTCCTTCCTTCACATACACTCGATAAAATGCCGAAACATTTTCTAAAGGAGCTTGTCCGGTATAAGCCTTTTTAATTGTAACCCCAACCTTTCTAATGTCGGTATTAATAATTTGTTCATTTTGTAATATACCATAAAAATCAAACCCGTATTTTGATGGTTCTTTTGATTTGGAACCTATTTGTATTCCTGCAGTATATTGTTGTAATGTGAATTGATTTGTTACATTTGGAAGTGATTGTCCGTTAATTGTTAACCCTGACCACACATCATAGTATTGACAAGGTGTTGGAGACCCTGAAAATCCATTTGGAACTATTACTTCATAAATCCCTTTTGTTCTCAAACAAGTTGACAATGTTGCCATTCCTGTAACCGCATTTCCATTTCGGTCTTCAATTCTAACAACAGGATTCGAATCTAAATTCGCAAAATCACCATTTTGATAAATGTATAGATATAATTTATTTTGTTGACTCTTTAGAAATAAATTTCTATCATCAGTAACTAAATCATTATATGTTGTCTGTAAGAATGGTTGATAAAATGTTTGAGTGTGTCTTGAAAAGAAGGCAACACTATAACTATCGGTAAGACCTGTTATATTTTCTATTTGAGGTAAGTAGGCAATTCCCCACCCTGTAACTCCGGTTATTGTCCCATTTAGGATTCCGTTTATTTCATTGGTCATATCCATCTCAAGATTTTCGTTCCCTAATTCAAAATGTTGTCTATCAATAATTGTTAGACCTGAAAAATTTACAAGACCTTGATTTTTATTATTGTAAAGTCCGGGTTCAGACCAATTACTTATTGTGGTTGACCCACTCCAATTTGATGGTCGAGTTGAATATGCTCTACTATCAACATAAGTTAACGGAGTTGACCCACCAGATGGTGTATTTTGAGCAATATTAAAATCGGTGTAATCATAACCGACACCTTCATCCCAAAGTTGAGGATTCCCTGTACTTCCTGATGTTTTTGGAATTCTAAATAAAATCAAATCAAATGAAGTTGCTCGTCTTCTTTCATTTGACATAAATGTATTTAACAATTCATTATCAAATGATGAAGTATTTGTCATGAATAGAGAGTGAGTCATCCCTGTTGTGCATCCCGTGGATATAACTCCTGACGCGATATTTTCTCGTAATAAATCTAAATCTAAATCGAATAAAAAACGGGTGAATCCATAATTTGGAACAACAAAGTTTGACGCTCCAAAATTCAACTCAATAACAGGGTTTCTTCCTGTATTAACCAATGAATTTGATATGATTGTATTATTCTTATCTATGTATGACCTTAAAATTGACATTAATTTTTATTTATAAATATCAATTAAGTCGAATATTGTTATTAAGAATTTTTGTTGCCGCGTTTTGTAGCTCAGTTAACATATCTGCAATGTTGGAACCATCTTGGGTTACAGACACTGGAGGTAGTCCAGGATATGCGTGAGTATGAGTTACAAGGAATCTGACAATCATATTAATTAATTCTAAAAGTTCCTCTCCTCTAACCAAACTTGAAGTTTTTGGTAATATTTCATCGACAAATTGGTCTAAACTAATCCCATATAATGTATCGTCAAAATTAATTTTACCTTTTCCGGGGATTGATGAATTGTGAGATAATAAATACAAATTATCACTTGCTAATGCCCCGTATGTTGTTGGTCTATTTCGATATGATGATTTCGGCACTGTTGTTGTTTTTGTATTAATAGGGGTACCAACTTTACCTTGAGTATAAATTAACCCATAACCCGGAATTTTAAGAGCGGGTAATAATTTAATTTGATTATAAATTTCTGTAATATTTTTAAATGATTCTGTTGATTCTGCAACATTTATTGTTGTCGGGGCAATTATTGTTGTGCCGTTTAATTGGTTAATATTAGGTAGTAAAACATTCTCAATATTTTGAGATATCAATTTAGTAGTCACTTGATTAACAACGTTTTGATAAACTTCATCTAATGCACTTTGAAGACCATTTGAGGTCTCATTTGCGACAACTATACCTGTATTAATATCAATAACTTGTATGTTTATATCACAAATTATTGGTAAAAGTTGGGTACAAGTATTAGTACCAATAGAATAATAATTTTGATTATATATTGGTGTTGGAGGTATCGAAGATTTTAAAATATTATATGTTAAATTATTAGGTCTATAAAATATTGGAAATTTATTATTAGAATCTGTAAATAATTTGATACCCGTCTTTGTTACATTAGAATTATTACACGTTTGAATGAAATTATTAATAAAAGCAACGACTTCTGATTTCGATAATAAACTAAAAGTTTCCGAGGCAATCAATGATTTCAAATTTTCTTTAATAATACTTCCAACAGTTAAATTCTTTGAGTTTGTGGATATGTCATTTTTTAAACTATATAAGTAAACAGTACCTGTAAATTTATTTTGGGTATTTTCAGGATTTGTTATTACCCACTCAATTAAATGTTTAACCGAAACAATTTGTTCATTAAGTTCTGTAATAATCTTGTTAGGTTGTCTAACTTTTGATAAATTAAATCTTGATAATTGTAAAAATCCTCTTTGAGAGTTACCAACAGGTGGTATGTTTGGTTCAAGAGATGACCCCTTAAATTTACCGGCTCTAACAAGTATTTCATTTTCTTTAACAACGACATCCGCACTACCACGACCCAAGATTGCGTTATCTCCTGGTTCAGGAAAAACACCTTTATGAATTGCAGCATCAGTATATGTACCATCTCGGTTTTTTAGGGGTTTTGATGCCGATAATTGAAGTCCTGTTCCTGTAAGTTTATTTCCCCCAACATAATATTCAAAGTTTGTTGTAGTTGGACTTGAAAAATTATTTTGAACGTAATATTGATTTTGGAATTTAAAATCTTTATTAACATACATTACTTGAATTAATTCATCATCTTTCGGGACTTGATATAAGAAATAAGGAATAAGTGGTCCAAAAACGAACGGGTCTCTCGGTCCCCACCTGTCTTTTTCTTCATTCCAAGGAGGACTTGTAATTGACCTTATAATGTCGTTATAATTGTCTATTAGTAACCTGGCTCTAACCCTACCCAACATCAATGGGTCTTGATTATCAAGTACTTGTGCTTGAAAAAAAATTGAATTGTCTACCATTATTTTCTTAATTGATATTCATCTAATGATTTATTATATAATTCTTCCACTTTATCTAAATAAATGGTTAAACTAATGATATTATTTTTAGTTATTTCAAAATCAGTTGTTAATTTATCCATGATTTTGATTAACTCACTATTAGGTAAATTTTTTATATCACCTAAATCTTTTATTATGCTTTCGAATTCTTCTTTATTCATATTATACTTTTTTACCTGAAACTTTAAATATTCCAAAAGGAGTTAGAGTTACACCTTCAACTTTACCATTTTCATCTTCTTCTTTTCCAGCACCTCTATGTGTCATTAAATTATAAACACCCATTAAATTTGCAGACCCATCAGGAAGAGGCCCCGTTGGTATACCAACCGATTGTAATAATTCAATAGTATTGATTGTTGACCTTTCAGGTGAAGTCCCGGGTAACAAATCGGTTACAAGTAACAAAGGTATCGGTATTGGGGTTGTAGGTAATTGTGATATGGCTTGCAAAAGTGAAAGTATATTATCAATTAATGATTTACATTTTCTGTAGTCATCAACTAATTGGGATACAATTAGAAGTATATTAACCAATCTTAATATTATTCTATATTTTTTTAAAACTTTTGATTTTGTAATATCAAAAATAACAGAACTGATTAAGTTTAAAATATCTTTTTTTAATTCTTCATATAAGGCAGATAAAAATAACGCCCCAATTTTTGATATAACTTGAATGTTAAAAGTTTTAAAAACTTTTAAAAAATCAGTTGGATTATCAACCTGAGTAGAACTTGTGGGAGGTGGTGGGCTGCCAGCAGGTGGATTTAATTGTCCCTCCACAACTTGTAATAATATAAAAATTGGAAATAATACTTTAGGACTTAATACTGAGGATGCAACTGCCAATGGTATTTGTTTTAAAATATCTTTGTTAACCGCAATTTCCACATCAACACCGGTTAAAAACCCCGACCAATCAGGATTTTGATATATTGTATCTAAAATATTATTAATACTTTTAACTTGTTCTTCAGGTGTTTGAGAATCAACAACTTCTCTAAATTTATCTAATTCATCCACTAACGTTTCAAAATCGACTGGTAATTTAACATTATCACAACTTTCAAATTCCATAACACCATTTTGGATATTAGAAATTCGAATATCGATATTTCTTAAATCTTGCTCCGTAAATTCAAAAAATGTGTCATCAACTCCATCTAATTCTGCAACTTTGGCGACACCACTAACATCAATCTCTCTCCTACTATCAAAACAAAGACCTAATATCCTTTGGACAATTGTTGAAAATCTACTAGATTGATTAATTTCATTTGAACTTAAATTAGCTTTCATACTAATTGCTCCTGAAATAAAGTTTACGAGATTTTCTGCAATATTAACACTATCAACTAATTTAATCGTCGAATAATAATCACTTAAAAATTCTATAACTTTGTTAGGGCTATTATTAGGTCTGTTAATTAATTCTACTTTATAACAATCTTGAGTTACCCCATATTGATTCGTAGGACTATACATAAAGTCAAATAAGTCAGCTCCCGAAGTTCCTTGGTAATATTTCCCATATTCTTTAAAAAATGACCTACCATTATTATTATTTTCCAATCTAAGGTTTAACTCCTTATTCATTGGAAATGCTGTTGGTCCTGAAAACGGTTTATAAACTCCCGGTTGTGCGTTTGGATTAGGTTTTTCATATGATATTTTACCTAATTTACTATCAACGGGTGATTTTAATAACGATGCAAAATCTAAAGATTGTATTGGGACATATATTCCACCATTACTTGTAAGTGTTAACGGATTTTGATTTAGAACCGCAGCGGTCACTCCCGTAAATGTTTGTTCTTGTGAACAACCTAATGCCTTTATAGATTCTTCAGTGATAATTTTTCTAACCTCCGGTTCTATCTTAACAACTACCTCTAAAAGTTTTCTTTTTAAATAATTTGTTGTACTTAGTCCACTTCCATTTGTGAGATTAATTAATTCTAAAATTTGGTCAAAAGATGTTTTTTGGTCTCTTAAATATCTTTTTTGTTGTTTTGAAATATTTTCTAAACTAGTTGCAATTTTAGGTGCCGATTGAGTAAATGAATTTCCTGCGGAACTCTTTAATTGTTTCGCCGCTGATGAAATCTCAATAAATGTTTTGATTGAACTTATTTGACTTTTTGCACTATCAAAACTCGCACTTAAATCAGCCATATGTTACTTCATTTTATACATTTCTTCGTCATTTGCAACATCTTTTTCAATTAGATTTTGAATAAGGTCATCATCTAAATCTGCAAGTGAAAATGATTCATTGTTATTGGTATTTGATTTTTCCCATATACTGGATTGTAATTTTGACAAACTAATCTTTTTTTCAACACAATCATTAACGATTTTTTGTTGTTTCTCAATGACAGGACCTATTTTAGTCATATCAGATGGGTCTTTTAACATTGATAACATTTTATTTTGAATTCTTATTGCAGTTTGTCTCTGTTCAACAAGTTCATTGTAAATTTCCTGCATTAATGCTAAAATGGAGTCTTTAGTAAAATTAATTTCTTTTCTTTGTGGTCTAGGCATACCTATAAATACTTTTTAATCGGTTTTCATTTTATTTTGAATCAAAATATATAATTTTTTGAATCTTTTCATAGAACTTCGTATTTCTTTGGTACTAAGATTCGTCATTTCTCTTAATGACAATAAGATAATATTTTTATTAAATTTATTATTATCAGCACTGGAAAATATGGTTTCGTAATTTTCAAATAAATCTATTAGGGCATAACCTAATTTTTTTTCATTGTCATTTAGGTTATCACCTTCAATAAACAATTTTAATTCATTCGAATATTCACCAATAATTGTACTAGTGTCTGTATACTCTTCATCTATCCTATACGTCATATCAGGGCGTCGCTCAATACTTTCGGATACATCCTCATATGAAATTTTTCGATTAGTTTCTTTTTGGTCTTTTATTATTTGACCCATCAAATAATTTTTACATATAGTTCCAAAATAAGAATACGCCTTCTTTTCTTTTGATGGTTTAAATTTGTCGACCTTAGTCATTAAAAATGAATGAGTGTCACAATGAATTTCTTCAAAGTCCATATCTTTACGATATAATTTATATCTTCTTATGATTGAAGATATCATTTTATCTAAGGGTGCTTTTAAAAAGTCATTGTATATTCTATTTTTTTCTTCAGAAGTTTTTGCGATTAAAAATTCTTTAACCGCATCCTCTTCTCTTGTGTCAAAATAATTTACATTTACGGTTTTCCTACCTCTTTTTTTCGATGAAGTATCTTCCGTTATTGCTGATAGGGTATCCTGCATTATTCATTTTCAACTTGATAATTTATGTTTCTATCTTCTACAAAGAAAAATTCTTTTTTTGCTGTTTGAACCCAAAATTTAACTTCATCTTCTAACATTTTGGTTTCACCATGTTTATAATTCCAAAATATTGACCCTTCTCTCATATTAGTATGTTTATACCCAAGTTTAGGTATTGACATAATATGAACCGAATTATAAGTTAATCTTAGTAAAAACTCATAAACAAAAGTTAATTTAATTGAAGGTTTAAAACCGCCGAAATCCTCAATAACTTGTTTTTTAATTACCGCACCTGCAGTTTGGAAATTTTGATAGTCTTGTAATGTTTCATTAGTTAGTACTCCCATTTCTTGACTGAAGTTAGCAGCAAATGTTGCTTCGTTAGTAAACCCTGCAAATACTCCTTTCTCATCGGTTTCAACGACAACCGGTAAAAATACTTTAGATTCAGGATATGATTCGATATATTTTTTAACATTTTTAAACCAAATTGAGGAATATTCATCGTCAAATTCAAAAAGTGATATCCACTCACCTTTAGCCTTTTTAATTCCGTAATTAACCTGTTCAGCGTAACTAGGTTCTTTATCCCATAATAATTTAACAACGTTTAATGAACCAAAATCGTAGTTGTTTAAAAATTCGATTAACGATTCTTCAGATGTGTGGACAATAACTAATTCCTCAACACCTACTGATTGATTATTGATTGATGTTATTGCTTTTTCAAAATATTCATTAAAATCTCTAGATTTAGACGATTTTATCGGTAATATAATTGATATTGATAATTTATTTTCCATATTATTCTTCAGTTTTAGATATTTGTTGTTCGAATGAGTCAGCTCTTGTATTTAAGTAATTTTCAAATAATGAAATAACACTAGTGTCAAATTCTTGTTTATTAGTGTAAGATTCTACCGTCTTCTTCATATTATCATAAAGTTCAGGTTTAATATTATCCTCTAACCAATTTTGAATAAAGTCGGCAATGAAATCACACATCATTGGTTTATTTGTTACCCATATCCCATTATCTTCGTTCATCCATTCAGGTTGAATGTAAGGAACTTTCCCAATAACAGGAACTCCTGATGCCATAGACTCTAATGGAAAAGTCCCAAAACCACTTTCATCGTCAATCCAAACACTCATAAAACATTCTCTTAATGAATTACCAAATTCTTTTTCTGAAAGACCTCTTAAGTCTCTAAAAGTGAACCATCTATATTGAGGGAATTTAAGGTAGAATGTTTTAATTATGTTAATCGTATCTGATTGGTCTTTAGTGTGAATGCCAATAATTGGCATCGGTGGAAGATTCTTAGGATAAAAATTATCAGTTATTAAAGGTTTGATTATGTCAAAAGACGATTGTCTCATTACTGTCTCAATATACTCTTGTTGTTTTGTTGTTGTAGTTAAACATTTGAAAACACCATATTGAGCCCAATTTTGACCAGGTTGTAATGTCTCAACAATATGATTATAGTTTTGGGTTAAAACAATTTTACCACAAGGTAAATTTTTAATTTGTTCCATAACATAACCAAATACCTCAGGAATGATTATGAAATCTTCCGGTGAAATTTCCAAATTTTGACCTTCAATTGATTTGTGAGGTATTGACATATATTCCTCATCTAACCAAGCAATAACACCTGAATATTCTTTTTTCTCGTGGAGAATTATAGGGTTAAACCCTGCATCTAATAGCGATTTCGCCATTTGATAAATTAATCTAACAGAAGCTTTAGCATTTCCTTTGGTGTCTTGAATAAGAAAATAAATTCTTGATTGTTTTTCCCTTAGGTTCTGTATCGATTTTTTTACTTTTTCATTTAATGATGTATCCATTTTAATATCGATTTATAAGTTTTTTATTTAATAAGCTGTTGAATGCAATTCTAAAAGGTATGCTGGTATTACCTCCTGATTTTGAACTTGAGTTCAAAATTTTATCGTCAATGTCATTATGTTCAGTTAAAATAGTGTCAAATAACATTTTTACCATTTCAAATTTTAACATATTAATTTTTACTTCTGTTTCACCAGAAGATACATTTTCGAAATTTTGGTCTGACATGTCCAAATATTCCTCCACTTTATCTAAATCAATAAAGTAGTTTTCACCTAATACTTCAATCATAGTTCTTTTATTTTATTTTGTAATTCCTTTAATTTTGTTATTGAATGTTCTACATCAATTTCTTGATTATATGATGTTTCATATTTAATAACAACTTTATCTTTAGGATGGTTTAATAATAAGTTAGGATTTGCGGTAAGTAAAACATCTATTGATTCCCACATTGAATTTATTGTTGATTCACTATAAAATTTAACTGTTTCAACAAGACAACCAAATTTTGATATGAAAAATAATGAAGCTGGTTTTGATTTACCCATTTCATCGGAAACTATCAGAATATCATGATTATCTCTCGTATCTAAATAAAAATCATTAAAGTCCATCATACTTGAAGTTTCTACTGAACCTGCGTGACCAAAAATTTCCATAGTGTGCTCCTTGTATAAAAAATTGTACAATTCATCTTCATCTTTAAACTTAAGATGTTTTGAAATATCTAAAGTTGTTAAATCAGAAATTACTTCGTAATCAGATTTTTCTTCGTCTTCTTTGAATGGGTTTTCTAAATACCACTTCTCATACTCTTGTTGTATTTTTTTTAAGGTATCTCGTAATACTCCATTTAATTCTATTGCGATTCTCATTCCGTTTCGTTATCGTATTTTTGTAAAATTTTACTAATTAAAGGATTTCTAACAATATCATTTCTGTCTTTAAACTCAAAAGTTGAGACGTATTCATCATTTCTAAACTTTTCCATTGCGTCCCATAACCCACTATGAGTTTTATTTTTATATCTATCGGATTGTTCAACATCTCCTGATATGAAAAATTTACTATTAAACCCTATTCTTGTCAATAGTAGTTTCATTTGACTTGGAGTGGCATTTTGACCTTCCTCAAAAATTAAAATTGAATTGTCAATATTCATCCCTCTCATAAATGCCAAAGCAAATACTTCGATAACCTCAATTTCTTTTAATTTTTCTCTATTCTCTTTACCGATTATTTTGTTTAATAAGTAATAAGATGGAAAAATATACGGGTCTAATTTTTCTTCAACATTTCCGGGTAAACTACCTAATTTTTCTTCAGCTTCTACTGCCGGTCTAACTATAATAATTTTTTCATATGGGGTGGTTGGGTCTGCAAGTAAATCTACCGCAGCTTTCATTGTTATGTAACTTTTTCCAACCCCTGCAGGTCCAGAACATATTGTAATTTCACTCGAGATTAAAGTATCGTAATACTTCTTTTGATTTACGGTTAAAAATTTTTCTTTAGTTTTTTTCTTTAGAATTGTACAGATTAATTCTTTTCTTGTTTTAGTATTTACCTCTTGTCCTGTGGTTACAGTTGAAGATGGTCTTTTAGCTCTAGGATTCCCCATTTAAAATTTTTTTAAGTTTATTGATAATTAACATAATCTTTCTGTTCTTGCATTTCAGAATTAGTTAATTGATTTATTGTATTTTTAATAGTAAACCTAATATCGTTATTTTTATATACTAATCTAGATAACTCAATAAATTTATTATCGAAAATTTTTTGAGATTCAATTATTCTTAATTCATCTTCAATTTTCCACAATGTGGTATTAACATTAACTAGTTGGTGATATAAATCCAAAAGTTTTTCATCGTTTAAATATGAAGATGAAAAATTATATAACAATTCAAATTCTTTATTAATAAACTCTAATTTAGAGTTATCAGATATCATAGTTTGTTTTATATGGAGGATTGATAATTTATCGATTAATTCTCCAACACTAACAGGAATTTGTATCATATAGTAATGCTCTTTAATGTTAATTTTATTGGTGATTATTATCAACTTGAGTTTTAATCCAATCAAATGTTTTTATAATACCTTCAGATAATAACATTTGTGGTTCCCAATTCATTTTTTCTTTATATAATTTATTATCTGAATTTCTACCTTTAACTCCAACAGGACATTTAAACCCATATTTATCTTTAAATTCGTCACCCCCAATATTTTGTATTGTAATATTTTTACCTGACGCAATTATAGCTAGTCTTGCTAATTGATTAATCTCAACCATTTCCTCGGAACCAATATTAACAGGACCTATAAAATTATCTTGTTTCATAAATCGTAAAACCGATTCTACACAATCATCAATATATAAGAATGAACGGGTTTGTTTACCATCACCCCAAACTTCAATCTCACCTCCATCAGGTGTTTCTGCCGCCTTTCTACACATTGCTGCAGGTGATTTTTCTTTACCTCCTTTCCAAGTCCCCATTGGTCCAAAAATATTATGGAATCTTGCAATTCTAACATTTAATCCATAGTTTCTATGAAATGATAAGAATAGTCTTTCAGAGAACAATTTTTCCCAGCCATATTCTGAATCAGGATTTGCAGGATATGCCGAAGATTCTTCACAATTTGGGTTATTAGGGTCTAATTGATTATGTTCGGGGTACATACATGCCGATGAAGAATAGAACACTTTTTTAACACCAGTTTTAACACACTCTTTTGCAACGTTTAAGTTAATCATTGCTGAGTTATGCATAACATCCGCATCGTGTTCTCCCGTGAAAATATAACCAGCTCCTCCCATATCTGCGGCAAGTTGGTATACTTCATCAAACGGTATCAACTGAGAATAAGCTTGTCTAAGATATGAAAATGGTAATATTCGATTTTTTCTAAAATCATCTCCAAATTGTTCTAACCTAATAACCGCCTCCACATTTCTTGGGTCACGTAAATCATAAGTTAAGAATTCGTTACACATTTCCTCTTCGGTGAAATATTCGTGTTTTTTAATATCCACAACTCTAACCCAATTACCCTCATCTTTTAATTTTTTTGCTAAGTGACCACCAATAAACCCGCCACCCCCAAGGACTAATATTTTTTTCATTTTGTAACTTGTATTTTTTATTTAACTTTTGTAAAAATAAAATCAACTCCAAAAGTTTTATGTTGTTTATAACCTTTAGATAATAATAAATTTGTTAGTCTATCGTCATGATAATTATTCTCAACACAAATTACAGATATATCATAATAATCAAAATTTATTGTTTCCAATATTTTTAACTCAGACCCTTCGGTATCTAAAGATAAAAAATCTATTTTTTTTTGTGTTATAACCGAATCAAACCTTTTTGATTCAACTGTAAGTGTTTCACTATTCCCACCATACGCGGAAATTTCGTGGTTAATTCTATTCACATGTCTTGGGTCGTAAGACTCAATTATTCCGCTTAACATATCTACTTGACCATCTATGGATAAAAAGTTTACATTATCGTTTTTATTCCATATTGCCAAATTATGTACTTGACATTTTCTATTATTTTTTAATTTCTCAAATAGTTTTGGGTGAGGTTCAAAACATATTCCGTCCCATCCCTTATCTTCCAAAAATTGTGTGTTATTACCGGTAACCCCGTCGTGAGCCCCAATATCAATAAAGTAACCATTATTTTTATTACCGCAAAGACTAAATACTTCGTCCTCTAATCCATCATGAAATGAACTCATAATTATTTTTTTTTATTTCGTTTATTGTTATTTCTTCAATAAGATTATCCAAACTAATAGTTATTCCCGGCCATTCAGGATAATCTTTTTTAAATTTATTTAAATTTGTTACATAATAAATGTGGTCACCAATTCTGTTTTCATCTACAAAATCAAAATTTGTCCAATCAACCCATTTTGGGATATTTTTTTTACAAATACTATTAACTTTGTTGATGGCTTCTATAATAGATGTAGAATTTTCTATACCCCCTCCCGCATTATATACTTCTCCTTTTTTTGGTGATAAATGGAAATGGTAAAACATATTTACCAAGTCCCAAGAATGAATATTATCCCTTACTTGTTTTCCTTTATAACCATATATTGTGTATTTTTTGTTATTTACAATACATTTTATCAGATAAGATAAAAATCCATGTAGTTCCGCACCTGCATGCTCAGGACCAGTTAAACATCCTCCCCTAAAACAAACACTATTTATACCAAAATATTTTCCATATTCTTGAACTAAGATATCTGCAGATACTTTTGAAGCTCCAAACACAGAATGTAAACAATTATCTATAGACATGCTTTCATCAATTGAATGGTTATATGCGTCATCTTTTAGAAAATACCTTGTATTACCTTCTTGAATGTCTAGTTTGTTAGGATTGTCACCATAAACTTTATTTGTTGATGTAAAAATAAATGTTGCGTCTTTCGAGTAAATTCTAGTTAGTTCCAATAAATTAATTGTACCGACGGCATTTATATGGAAATCTGTAAGTGGTTCTTTAGATGCCCAATCATGTGAAGGTTGAGCTGCCGTGTGAATTACGATTTCAATTTTATTATTGTAATTACTAAATATTTTTTTCATTTCCTCATAATCCCTAATATCAACATTATAATGTGTGAAATTTTTAGGGTATGATAATTTTAATTTTTCAGTGGTCATTTCGGTGGAACAATCTTTCCCAAAAAAATACTCTCTCATATGATTATCCAAACCTAAGACATGATAACCTTTAGAAATAAAAAAATTCACAGATTGGGAACCAATAAGACCCGAACAACCTGTTATCAATACATACTTCATAAACTTAATATTTGTTCATTTACTCTATCGTACCAGAAACCGTAGTTTTTACTGGCAATCTCGTAATTTTCTTTTATTACCGCCAAACGAGAATAATAATCATCTTCCGTTAAATTATTTAATATTTCATTTAGCTCTTCTTTTGTTTCAAAAAAAATAATACCTTTTTTATTGAAAAAATTTGAAATGGTGGAAGTCCCCCAATATATTGGTAAAGTATAAGACATAAAACAATCGATAACCTTTTCACTAATATAGTTATGGTTTTTAGTGTTTTCAATAGCAATGTGAAACATTGAATTTTCAAAAAGTTGATATTTTAAATGACCCTCAATTGAGTATGGAAAAAATAAATTAAAATTTCTTTCTTTTTTAATGATATCTTTTACGGCGTGCCTTAAATTGTGACCAGGTAAAAAATTTTTAGTACTCATAACGTGACTCAACTCAAATTTTTTTTCCGTTGAGAAAATATTATAGTAGTCTTCTTTTAACGATACTGACTTTTTATCTTTATCCGTTAATATCCAACACGAAGCATACAAAAATAATTTTGAATTTTCACATACACCTAACACTTCATTGTATGAAGTTAATATTTTATCAAAGTAATTTTTATTTTGAATAATTTCATTGGTTATATCGTTTAGTTGTTTAGGTTCCATGCCATGTATTAGCAGTAACCTATCAAATTTTTTTCTATCGTTTTTTAGTTGAGAGCCAAAATATTGTTTTGGAGGGTCAATTATAATTTTTATATTTAAACCATCAATGTTTACAAATTTCTCACCCGAACAACCAAATTGTGAATAAGTTTCCGTCATATTTTATTTTTATACTAATCGTTTAAAAAAATATAGTTAATTTTATGGTAAATTTCAGAAAATTTACGATTACGGAATCTGGCGTTGACCCCCCATTCTAAACATTCAAACCCTTGAGATTCTATATATGTTTTTAACATGTCAGGTGTTTCATGATTTTCATATTGTCCGTTAGTATTTGTCTCAACATCAAGATAAACAACACGTTCACTTAAATAATTTTCCATACCTCTTACAATGTTAAAATCTGATGATTGAGCGTCAATCTTAACTTGGTCGATGTATGGTATATTTTCCCAAGGAAATAAATTAAAAAAGTCCGATAGTTTAATTACAGATACTTTAGTGATTGAGTCAATATTGTGTGCCTTTGGTTTATATAAACTAGATGTACCGGGATTTTCATTATCAGTACAATAAAAATCAACATTTTCTTCGGTAATATCTGACAACGCACAATTAACGTAGAAGAAAGATTTATTTATTTTTTCTAAATCTAACTTTATTGGCCAAGAATGGATACCGGTGTTTAAAATTTGTAAATTATAAATGTTTGGTTCAAACCCAAAAACACATAATTCATCATCTTCACTTAACCATTGTTGTGAATTAGGTGCATTTAAGGATGTTCCAATATCTAATTTAACTCTCTTTGCCCACGTAGGGATTTTTATTTTTTCGTTTTCAAGTATGTGTGAAAACAATTCATTTTTAATTTTTTCATTCATCATTTCTATATATATAAATAACACCTTGTCCTACATTATCAGATTCATTATTATAATGATATCCGTATTTTTTTTCACCATAAATTTTGTCTAAAAAATTTTTCACATAGTTTAAATCCAAAATCTTGTCACCATATTTATCAAATCCAAATTTAGGATTCCCATTTACATCCGGAACAAAAAAATCATGAATTACAATAACAGGTTTTATGTTTTTTTCGATACAAACACTCAATTCATCGTGTACCGGCCAATAGTCGTACCAATGAGCGTCTAAAAATAAAATAGTATTATTATCTTCTTCTGTTAATATTTCTTTCAATACTTCAGGTGAATTACCTAAGATAGGTTTAATATTAGTTAATTTTGATTTTGAAATATTCTCGACCGCAATAGTATAGTTTTCTTCTTGGGACTCAATTGTAATTACTTGAACTCCTAATTCTGCCAATCTTATAGTTGACCAACCATAATAAGTACCCGTCTCAATAATTTTATTAATATTAAATTTTGAAACTAGATTTTTAAATTCTTGGTAAACAAAGTTATCCTCCAATGCTCCTTGTTCCATATTAAAGACTACTATTATGTATGAAAGTATGGTTTTCGTCATTGGTTACGTAAGCCAAAGAGTAATCCATGTTTATCAACCAATCAATCACCTCTTGTACTGTTGTATTTCTAAGATGAAGAGCATGATTTAACTCAATTGTAATTATTGGTTTCAATGTTTGTAATGTTTTCACAGCACCTTTCAATAATTCAAAATCATATGAGTCAACATCAACTTTCATTAAATCTAATTTTTGGATATTATTTTGTTCACAATATTTGTCGATTGTTATAAAATCATAAACCATTCTTTCAGATGACTGACCCCAAATTCTATAAATATCATCTTCAATTTGACCATCTTTCTCACCCAACGCAAGTTTATTTAATGTAGTATTTGTAATACCATAGTGGTTTATATTATTAACCAACATCTCAAATGTTGATGTAGGTTCAAAAGAGTGAACAGAGCCGGTCTCACATAATTCTGAAAATAATAAAGTGAAAAATCCTGTTTTAGCGCCACAATCAAAGACTGTCCAATCACTTTTTATAAGACTTCTAAATAAATCTGCAGTTGCTTTTTCATAATCTTGGTAATCATCACCAGGATATAGACTAATTTGTGTGTATTTCATTTTTTTTAAAAATTGGTATTTGAGTTATTTTATGTTTATTTTGTTTATTTAATTTATGATATATATTGTATACCTCAACTTCTCTTTCATTTAGATTATCGAGGGGTCCGGTATAATCCATTATTTTTTCTAATTCATCATAAGTCGCACCTATTTGGTCTTCATCATTACGATTATCTTCCCATAACCCATCGGTAGGTTTTGCAATAAGAATTTCATTAATAATTCCAAGTTCTTTAGACATATTAAAAACTTCACTTTTATTTAAATCCGCGATTGGTGATATATCAACTCCACCATCACCATATTTAGTAAAAAATCCTATCCCAAAATCCTCAATTTTATTACCAGTCCCAACAACAATTCCGTTATTAGTTGAAGATACTTGATATAATGCTGTCATCCTAAGTCTAGCCCTTGAGTTCGCCAAAGATAATTCATTTCGTACCTCAAATAACTTCTCAAATGACTTAAATGTTTCGGTTAAATCATACTCATTCGATTCTACATTCTTAAAATTATCTTTTAACCATGCAATGTGGTTATTCGCTCTCTCAAGTTGAGTTTTATCTTGTAAGATTGGTAGACTTATTACAATAGTTTTAAGTCCGGTCATGGCACATAATGTTGAGGTTAATGCGGAATCCACTCCACCACTAACACCAACAACAAAGCATTTTAAATTATTTTTTACTAAATAATTTTTTAACCATTTACTAATTTCAACTTTTAAATCCATAACTTATATTTTACTTATTTTTTTATATTTCCATGAATATCAACAAGAATAGTTTCAGGATACCACGAATGGAAAAAATTATCTCTGGAGTAAACGTATTTATTATTTCCAAATAAATGTGCGCACCAACTTAAAGAACTATTCGATGTTAAAAGAAAATCGGAATACATAAGGTGATAGAAAGTTGTAATAATATCCTCATTAATATGTAACTTACAATTAAATTTATCAGTAAAAATTTTAAAACTTTCTTCATTACCTTGTGAAAAAATATGAATATCTAAATTTTCTTTGTATGTATCTATTATATTTTCAATTAAATTAATAAAATAATTTTCTTTTGTTTTATCGAAATATTCTCTATTTTGATTATAACAAACATCTTCATTATTTAAAGCCCTTATATGAATAGAAACTGTCTTTTTTTCTTTACTGAAAAAAAACGGTCCATCATAAACTATCATTTCATTTAATTCTTGTATAAATTCTTTTTTCTCTTTATTAAATTTCTCCCCCCATTCTTTAATTAACCAATGTGGGTCAATAAAATCTCCCATTTGGGATTCATACGATGAGAAAGAAAAAAAATCATTTAATTTTTTTGTGTAAGATTCGGGAGTTTCTGTAGTGTACTGATGATGGGAAATGTTACTTAGTTTTAACATACATGGATGGTAATTCATTATTCTACAATAAGCATAAAGATGTAATTGTGATTGTAATATCGAACCCAATCCTTCTTCATTATTTCCATCATTACGGGTATATTTTGATAACATATCTAACTCAACCATCCGTCTTCATATTTTACATCTAATACTGTCCAATTTGGCTCGTATATATCTTTATAATTTTGTGGACCCCTTGGACCAAACCAAATTGAAGGTGCAACAATTTTTTTATTTGGGGTTGTGTTTAAGAATGTACCCCACCATGAAAAAGTAGAATTAACCATGATGTGATTTTCACATAAAGACATTAACCACATTTCTTTATAATCTTCATCTTCAACATAGGTAACATTGTTAAATTTTAATTTATCCTTTACCCATTCTTTATCGTCACTAAAAACAAAAACATGTGAGTATTCACCAATTTCTTTAAGAGCTCTTTCAACATATATTTCATTTGCAATAGGATGAATATCAGGATTCATAAAACAATCACCTCTACGAATGTGGATTGATAAAGTATTTTTTTGTTTTAGTTCAGGGTGTCTTTCATACATTTCGTTGATAAATTCTTCGGTTGGAGAAAATATTTTTTTTATTTCATCATCAAACCCTAAAAAATTTTTACTACTTTGAAAGTATCCGTCAAACACGGTATTATCGTCTTTAGGTGATGTGTCACTATATTCCCACGGACCTTCAAAAACTTTTTCAAACTCCCCAATACTATCTACAAATTTTAAATTTCTAAAAACATTATTAATATAATTTGATGCTTGTCGACCTTGCATTGGTGTCCACGACTGAGGAATAAAAACAACTTCTCGATTGTGTTTCATTCCTTGAGCCAATGCGTGTGCCGCTTGAAATATTTGATTACCTAATCCTCCCATCAAATTACATGATATAAAGTTACTCATTCGATTATTATAATTTAATTTTATATCCTTGGGGTTCAGTTCCCGGTTTAAAAAATTTTAATCTATTATTGTATAATTCGCTCATTTCTTGTAATTTGTTAATGACGGAATCTATCTCAATAATATGTAAAGTATAACCTTCATTTAATAAATCAATACACAATTGGAATTGTTGTGATTCTTCTAATATATCAGTCCCTTTTTTATATGTTATATATTCCATAACAAATGGGACTAATTTATCGGGATTTCTTTGCATAAAGTAATTTTTAATGAAGTTAGCGTGCTCCTTATTAAAATTATCAACAGTTAATGGTAGGTTTAGTTCCATACCAAGATTATTTGCAAAATGTCCTAAAGCTCTGTTGTCTCTTGGTAAACAAGGTCCACCAAACCCGAACCCATATTTTAAATATTTTTTACCAACTCTTGAATCCCCGCCAATGGCACTTAACACTATGTTAATTTCATCTTGAATTCCGGATTTAATCATGATATCACCCATCATATTAGCATAACTAATTTTTGTTGTTAGAAAACAATTAATCCCGATTTTAGTTATTTCTGCTGCCTTTGGTGACATTACATAAGCATTTACGGGAGTAGTTTGAATTTTGTCATAAATTCCAATTAATTCATTTGATAATTCTGTATACTCCGTCCCAATTAAAACAATATCAGATTGTTCAAGACCTTTCAAAATTTCACCTTGTGCAATAAATTCAGGGTTATAAGCAACTTGTATGTTAAACATATTTAATCTTGTTTGGATTTGTTCTACATCACCAGGATTTGTTGTACAACCGACAATAAACTTTTTTTCGTGTAATGGAATATTTAACGAAGATGCTGTGTAAAAGTCCGAAACAACTTCAAATACTCTTGTTGTGTCATAATTTCCATCTAATGTTGATGGTGTTGCAACAAATGTAAAAATAATATCAGAATTCCTAATAATTTCAATATTGTTAGTAGTTGCACTAAAATTTTTTGAATCCAATAACATTGATTGGATTAGAGGTTCATTTGTATTACAAATTTTTTTATTTAAGTTAAAGATATAATCTTCTCTAACATCTGATACGATAACATCATATCCATTTTTTTCACATAATAATGCAAAGGTTAAACCTAATCTACCTGCACCGATAATACCTATTTTCATATTATTTCATTTTATTTTAAAATTATAAATTAAGTTAAATACTAATTTATTGTTATGTTATTAACCAAGTATAGTCAACATTCATATTTTGTATATTACTAAATCCTGGTGATTGTGTTGCGATTAAAGGGTTAAAACTATAAAAATTGTAATTATTTTGTAATTTTTGGTACACAACATCAGATTGATAATTAAACTTCTTTAATTCCCCAATAATAATTTCAAACATTCTTTTATGTATCAGAACACAATGGGCGGCATATGTATTATAAACTCTAATAATTTTATCATTAACCCTATCTAAATTTATAACACCAGAATGAGTATTATGATTCCCTCCAAAGTATACAAAATCCCAATCATTTGGTAACTTTTCAAAATACTCGTTTAGATTGTAGAGGTTGTTATTAAATTTACAATCATCCTCAATCATTAATATTGTCTCATAATTGTTTTCTATTGATTTTTCTAAAATTCTAATAGTTGAGTAAATTATACCTAATTCCCCATTATTTAAATGTTTATATTCATTTTTTAATGATGAGCCGTCTACAGCTTCAAAAACTTCAAACTCACCTAAATCATAATGATTAACTTGACTTATAAAATTATTTAATCTATCCTCTCGTTTTTTTAAATTAATTAAGAAAGTTTTATCAAATTTATCAAAAAGTTTCACAGTAAATTATGGTTAATGGTTTATTTTATACATTACCTCAGGAGTGACAATATAATTATTAGTCAATGATTTTAATTTTAATAAAAAATCAAAATCCTCCCCATCTCTATTATTATCAAATCTAAGATTTTCGAATTTATTTCTATAACAATATGATATCCCAACATTCCCAAATTGTATTGAATCTCCTTGGGGTAACACCCTACCGTCAGGGTATATCATTTTCCATATAATAAAATCATAATCATTGTATTTATGAAATAATGTGTCAACATATGTTGGGTCTAACGTATCGTCATCATCTAAGAATCCAATCCAATCAGTATCAACTAAATCTATTCCTGCATTTCTAACAAGTCCCGACATACCATGATAAGGACTGCTCCCCCCTAACTTTTCTATTTTTAAACATTTAATTCTTTCATCATTAAACTCAACACCATCTACACCATCATAAATGATAATACATTTCCAATTGGGATTGGATTGATTTAAAAGTGAGTTAACACTATTTGTTAGTGTCGTTCGATTTACCGAAGGAATTATAAATGTAATTTTACTATCAATTGTTTGCATATAATAATAAATTTTTTATTTTATCTAAATTTTGATTAATGAATGGAATTAATTTAGTATTATAATCAATTAATTCTTGTTCATTTTTATCCGAAGATTGATTTCTTGTTTGACTTTCTAAATGATATGCAACTAAATTACCATTAAAATAATTATTGTAACCTAGTGAAATACATTTAATATTAAGTTCAACATCTTCAAAACAACCATAATAAATTTCATTAAAAAATCCACACTTTTCAAATAAAGATTTTTTAACCATGAGTAATGCCCCTGTATTACCTAACACTTGTTTTGTTGAGTTATTATAGTTATAGTAACTATGGAGTCCGTCGTGAGTTACTTTAAGTGACCTATCAGGATATGCAATCATAATAATACCATTATGTTGTATTGTATTGTCACCATAGTGGAGTCTTGCCCCAATAGTCCCTACATTAATATTATCTTTAAATGTCTTTAACATACCATAAATAACATTATTTAATACCACAATATCGTTATTACAGAATAATAAAAATTCAAAAGTATCATCAATATGGTTTTTAACCACATCGTTATTTATTTTAGCAAAATTATAATAATCATACTCAATCAATTTGATTATTACATTCTCTTTGTTTTTAATAATGAAGTTTTTAATTTGTGTTTTTTCTTCTTCAGAAGACCCGGTATCGGCAATAAAGATTTCAAAAATATTTGTATTACAATGGGTAACTAATGAGTTAATACAATTAAATAACATATCAACATTTCCTTTTGTCGGTATGATGACCGCAACTTTTTTAATGTTTTTAATTGGTTTTTCCTTTATCTGGTCAACAAAAACTTTAGTTGGTTTTAAATCTATTGGCAAGACAGATTTGTATTTTTCTAAAAACTTATCTTTACTATGAAAAAATTCTTCATTTGGTTGACCAACGGATTGATGAGTAATTTCAAATGAAGTTGTTACTCCAATTTTTATTCCATCCAAATAATTCGGTAAACAAAATCCATGGTCATAAAAATGAAATCTACCAAAACTTTCATCAAACAAATGTTTAATTTTTGTTTTATTAAATGAAATGAATAATCCATCAATAGTTACAACAGGGATTAATTCAGGTAGTTTTGTGGAGTATTTGTTAATCCATTTCTTTTGTCCCGGAGGATGATGGTAAACTTGACCTACCATTGTTTGATTCAGTCTTTCCCAATAAACACCTGACTCAGGGAAATAACAAGAACCCGCTTTTCCAATTACACCGAATTCGGGGGAATTAGAAAAATCCTGAATTAATTTCTTACCCCACCCATTCTCTAATCTAATATCGTTATGACAACATACCACAATATCATATTTTGATTGTGATATTCCTTTATTATACACCTCGGCAAGTGAATATTGATTATGATTTTCAAATTCTAATATTTCATAATCTTTAATTCCGATTGTTTTAGATAAATGAGATTTGAATTCTTTATTGTAATTCAAATCTTTATGTGTTGAGTAAATTATTGTTATCATTATGTATAAATTTTAGTGCTGTAACGTCTTCGATTTCATTTATATTATGAGCATCAAACTCATCTATATTTCTTTTTTGATAGGTATCTGACCTACCTCGATTTATTTTCTCTATAAATTCTTCTCTTGTTTTACAAAAATAATGATTAATTTGTGCTATATCATCTAAAGTATTTCTATTAAAACTTCCGGAAAAAAGTTCTTTATTTGTATTACACAACATTTTATTATGAGGTGCGTGAACCCCCATAATTACATCATTGGTTAGTTTAATCGTTGACTTAATGTGTTCATTAACACCTAATTGTCTTTTAGTAAATCTCTTTATGACACTATATTCATCGGTAACTCCGGTTAAATTATTATCACCAAATAAAATCCAATTAACCCCAATCCCATCAAAATCTTGATAATCTTGTATAAATTCTTTTATGTTTTTATGTTTCTTTAAAACCAAAAATTCATCAACATCAAAAAACGATACCCAATCATAATTAGTTTTATTTTTTTGGATAAAATCATTATATGCAGGTACTTGACGAACTTCACCATCATATTCAATTTTAATAACATTAGGTTCTTCTATTTGACACCTCCAATTATTTTGATAAATAAAAATGTCATCATACCCTAATTTTTTATGATAATCAATCCATTCTTGGATATAATTATCTTCGTTTTTTGCAATACAAACTAACGCTATTTTCATATTAAACAATTCCCGTTGAACCAAATCCATTATCCCCCCTATCTTTATCTTCGACTTTACCAACTTGTTCAAATATAACATATTTTCCTTGAACAACAGGGCATAACACACCTTGACCAACTTTCATTCCTTTAGGGATTGTGACAGTCGTATTATTTGTGTTGAAAACAATTACTTGTATTTCTCCTGTGTATCCTTGGTCTACAGTTCCCGGAGTATTAAGAACCGTTAACCCTTGTTTGATAGCTAAACCACTTTTAGGTCTAACTTGAATCTCATAACCTTCTTGAAATGAAACTTTTAATCCTGTTGGGACTAACGCTCTTCCAAATGGACCTATGATTACTTCTTCTGCGGCGTGTAAATCAAAACCCGAATCAGACGGATAAGCATATTTTGGAAAAACAGAATCTTCATTGACTAATTCAACTTTAATGGTTCTTGACCTTAATGATTGGTTAATTTCGTTTTCCATTTCTTCAGTTGAAAGTCCTAGCAATTCTTCTAATTCTTTTTGATATTCTTCATCAGTTTCTATACCCAAATCTGATTTAATTTTTTCAAATTGTTTTGCAATCTCTTCTCTTGTTTTTGGGTCAAATGCTCCCATATTATTTAACTCTAACATTATTTTAATTCATTTAATTTTTTTATGACATCGATTAACACCGATACGTCTTTTTCACAATATTCTACAATACCCTTTATATCTTTTTTTACCCAAAATGCCTCATGAACTTTATTTCCGGTCACTTCCATATTTTTGGAAGACTCGACTCCCAAACATACACACATGAGTTCTAATGATGCGATTGAACCATATCCACCATATTGCCAAACTTCTTTGGTATCTAATGCTTTAATTTCCCATGGCTTAGTATCGTGTCCGGGTAATATTTTTGGCGGCATAATTCCATTCATTATCATTCGTTTTGCCAACATCGGAATATCAAATCCTTTAACATTGTGTCCACATAAAAAGAAACCAAGTTCCCCAACTCTATGTAATAGTTTTTGAACTTCTTGTAACATCACTTTTTCATCGGGATTACTAAACGATTGCATTTTGGTTTCCCCTTTGTCAGTTACGAAGGCAACACTCACACAAGCAATCCTTGCGAACTCAGGAACTAACGCTGAGCGGTTAACAAACATATCCCCGACAGGTTTGTCGGCATCTTCAGGAAATCTTTTTTGAAACCAATCGTGGTAATTTTCAAATTGAAATGCCAACTCGGGTCTGTTCGTTTTGAGAGATTCCCAATCAGGTTGGACTCCAACCGTTTCAATATCTAAAAATAAAAGTTTTGTTAATGGTATGTTTATCATTTGATTACTGATTTATAAAATGAAGCTCTATCTTTTGTCACATTATTCAAGTCATATTTGTCCTTTACGGTTTCATATAACCTTTCACCCATATCTTTAACCATGTTTGGATTTTTAACCAATTTTTCAATGTACTTAGACCAATCAGAGTGATTTCTTTTTTCGTCAACCAACATAGCATTTCCATCAACAAAATTACCATGTTCTAAACAATGTTTCAAATCTATGGTATATGGCCCAATATTTGACGCGATAATTGCTTTCTTGTAAAATCCTGCTTCAATCACTTTCAATTGAGATTTCATTCGGTTAAACATGTGGTTTTTAATTGGAGCTAAAGATATATCAAATTTTGAATAATTCTTCGCATAAGATGTTACAGGTTGTGTCCAAACTCTAACATATGCTTCATTTAACTCATTTGGGTATTTTGTTTCTTGGGTATATTGTAACAAATATTTTTTATACTCTTCAGAAACCGTTGTAAGATTTTTTGTGAATATCTTCTCATATTGAGCCCAAACCGTTTCGTGAGGTAAAATGTTTCTTTTTTTATGTTCACCTGTTTGTTGATTAATCTCGGTCACAGTTCCTCTCGTATCAAATCCACATAGAACAAATTGTAGTTTGTCTTTACATTGAGAAATCCTTGTAAAATCTAATAATTGTAAATCGTGTAAATGTGATGACCCACCTAACCACCCAACTCTCATTCTATCTGATTCTATTGTAGGTTCTTTGAATTGAGGTTCGTTTGGATTAATTGCATTTGGAAAAACCACAACATTTTTATTGTATTTACGAACCTCGTCCGCAAATAATTCGGTTGTTGTTGTAACATATTTGGAAACTCTAAGATTTGCGACGATTTTTTCATTAATCTTATTAACTCGAATAATATCGTGAATAGGGTGTTCTTTACCCGGCATCCAATAATCATCAATATCACAAATAGTTACAATTCCAAGGTCATTTAATTTTTGAATTAATGCGTGAGCTCTTTCAAAATCATGACCAATACTTCTATGATATGCAACGATTTGATACTCCTTCCAAAAGTTCATATCATCATATGATGGGTCATAAACTATATCAACATGGAATTCATTTCCGTATAAATTTTGTAGGAAGACATGAGGGTCAACTGACCTGAATTTACCCACACCTGTTCTATCAGATGGGACAACTAATACTTTGATTTTAGACATAATTAATTAATATATTTTTTTAAAATATAGTAATTTTAGTCTAAGAATAAAGGGGGGCTAAGATAATTTTTTAATTTTTGTCACTTTTCCTTCAAATACATGTTTACCTACTTTGAATGTAAAAACCTCATTAGATTTTTCAGAACTTTCAGTGATTAAACCATTCTCGTGTAATGCTTCATTTACCGCCTCATTAATCATTTTTTTAATTAAATCGTAATCAATACCCGATGTAGATGATTGAGTTTGTTGTTTTGGTTTTGCGGATTCAGGAATATAACTACCTTCATTTTTTTTCATTAACCTTGATGCCTTCTCAATTAACTCATTTGAAATAGTTGTTGTTTGTGATTGAGGTTGAGCAATCGGATGTTCCATCATTAACCTTTTAATTTCATCAGGTAACTTAGAATTTTTAATAGCGTCTACAGTAGGAACTCCAACAGGTTTTGTATTTTCTCTTGGTTCGTTTGAAACAAAAGGTTGATTTCTTTGTTGTGATTCACCTAAAAATTCGCTTGGAATATTATATTTTGCATTCGGAATGTTAAATGTTTCCGGGGTGTTTAATTGTTGTAACGATGTTGGTGGTAACCCTCCGTTTAAAGAATTAGAACTTTTTATTCCATCTGCTTTATCCATAATTGCTTTTGATAAAGCTAATTTTTCCATTAATCTATCCATATTATATTTATTTTCTTGTTATGTCGCCGGAGTTCCTTCAAATTTAGCATTAATAATTACACTAGTCATGCTTTTGTCTCCATTAAAATTATAATTAGGTCGTGGAGTATTGTAAATCTCACCAGTTGGTTTACTTGAAAGTATTTTATCTAATCTAAAAATCCTCCATCCGGGTAAAGGTTGTTCTCCTTTAAATCCTGTATAAGAAGCTCCTTCACTATCCCATACTCTTAAAATTTTGTTACCTGCTTTACTAACTCCTAAACACACAGGTTCAATTTGACGTAACCCTCTACCACCCGGTTCATCACCATCATAATAGATTATTAAAACTTTTCTATTTTTTATTGCATCAACAATACTATCGATTGAGGCAATCTCACAAATTAAACCTTTTAATGCTCCTTGGAGTTTCATTAGAAATTAGGGTAAGTTTTAGATGGGTTAAATTTATTTTTAACAATTGTATTTTTACGTTCAGTTACATCTTCAATTGTTCCCGCACCATTATTATACACATCTAAAAATATTCCCGTTCCTCTACCTCTAGAATCCCCATCAGCAAGAGCGTCTTTATTAACTGCGGAATATTCATTACCAACTCTATTATAATCGTTTCTAGGGATTAAACTTATTCTTTGTTGGTCTGAAAGTGCCGTCAATTGATTATTTTCTGTTTGATTTAAATTTACTGGAATTTGAGCTGGCATAGTTTTATAGTTTTGAAATTAATTCGTTTATTCTCATTAAACTTTCAGTAACTGCCGCATTGTATCTATCGATAGTTTTTGAATGTTCTTGAGATGGCCTTACATTTGTGAAGTCTTTTTTCTCATGAGAGTCAATAAATTGATTCATCATACCAGCGTTCATTTTATTTGTCTTGGTATTTTTAAGATAGTCTCTCATTTTTCTCAATTCGTCGTTAACCCAATTTTTGATTTCAATACCACCATTTAAAACAAATGAAGGTTCATTTTGGTTACCTTTAAAATTGTCAAAAAAGTTTTTAATTCTTTTTAATTGTTTATATGTTATAAATTTTTGATTTTGGAGTTCTTTGTTTCTATTGTATCCTTCAGTATTGTTGTCTGCATTTTTTACCCGATGAAAACATTTTTTCATGTGTTCCCTTTTATCTGAAGGGAATTCAATCTCCTTATCGTATAAACTTCTATTCACCTTTTTTTATGAGTTTAATTAAATCTTCTTTTGAATAACCATTACTTTCAGCATGTTTCAAAAGAGATTTTAAATTTTTTCTAATTAATAATGGTAATTCATTGATATCTTTACCCATATCTTTTTTACCAACTTCAGAATTATCTGAATTTTTTTTACCCATTAGAATATCTTCAACAACTTTAATCATTTTTTGTTTTTGAATTTCAGATAGAGTTGCTCTTGTAATAAAATTTTTATCGTGATAATATTTTGATTTTTTATCTTTATTACCTGTTGGGTCTTGACCTTTTTGTTTTGTTCTTTCTTTTGCCTCGTCAGGGTCCATACCCATCTTTTTTACTAAATATTTGTAAGTCTGAGCTCCGTCCATATCTTCAGTTTCCTCATATCCAAATGCTCCGGACATATCAATTTCACTAACCTCTTCAACAGATTCTCCATAATATGTTCTATAACCACGAGAAATAGGGTCATTCGTAATCCTTGCCGCCGCAACCGTTTGGTCCATAGTTTTATGTGGGTGTAATCTTGGGTCAAGAATCGGGATTTTAGAATTAGATAATGCACCATCTAAATTTACCAATTCCTCTAAATCTTTTTTAAGACCTTTAGTTGTTTTAATTTTTTTCTCTTTGGCGACTTTCTTAAGATGGTTTTTAACCTTAACACCTTTACTTTTTTCAAAATGAATTACTTCGTCTTTTTTACGAGCTTCTGTTAAATTTTCCTCTACAGAGTAGTATAAAGAGTATTTGTCTCCCTTATCTCTTAATAGAAAGTAGTATGGCGATGAATAAAATTCTGTATCTGTTGTAATCATCTCGTCTTTTTTATATATAAATACTCTCTTATCAAGTATTTATCATAGTATTATGGCATATCAAAATATTAATCAATATAATTTTAGAAGATTTGGTCTAAAACCGGTCAATGAAGTGACTGATTTATCTCTGGCGTCAGACGAAAAAAGTTACGACCAAGAAGTTATTTTTTCACCATTATTAATTGGGGAAGATGATGGCAATCGAATGCCATTCAAATTCAATTTTAATAGTAGTGGAACAACCTTATGTCAAACTTCGGCTTGTGTTTTCAGCGCGGATACTATCGTATCAGAAAATTATTGGAACCCAACGGATACTGACCCCAACTTTTGTCCAATAGTAACTAATCTTTGTGATGTTGGATTAACCGGTATTGATAATGGTTTGGTTCGAAATATGTCGGGAGAAACAATTCAAACAACAACAGGATTATATACAAATATAACAGATAAGTTTAGTAGATACAAATATGATAGGAGAATGAAATTACATCCTATCACCGGATTTACAACAACTCAAAATAGATTATGGAATGATAATTCATATACATATAATTTATCATATACGAATGTCGGAGGAGATATTGGGTATGTTGCAAGGTTAAACGGAGGATTTTTTCAAGGTTTCTATAAACTTGCTGGATATGACTATCAAGTATTCCCGGAAAGAGTTAATTTGGGTTGGACAAGTGAGTTCGTATTACGATACCGATGGACGGGTAATACAGATGTTGGTCTTAATCAAAGATATCCCGACAATAAAGGAACCTTCTTTTATATGGGGGCGAGAGCCGAAAATAAATTTTATCATTATGCGGATGGTTCTCCAAAACAAGATTCAGGATACACTAGGGTTACATCAGGTTTAACTTGTATGCACACCTGTGGTTGTGCGAGTAGTGCGAATACATCATCACAATGTCTTCAAGTTTACCAACCATCAGGAGGGACAATAACAACTTGTCTTTGTGGTTGTCCATGTGAATGTAATACAACTGCTCAATATCCTGAAAAAGACCCATTATATGATGGTGTTTCAAATGCGTTATCATTAAGATTAAGTGGTGATACAGGTAGTCCAAGATTATGTGTTAAGACATATAGAATAACTGGTGGCTGTGAGAGCACCGGAACTTGTCTAACAGGATTAACTTATACGACAGGAACATCGGTTACCGAATGGTGTTCAACTAGAGGAATCTTTGATGATTGTTCGGGAACAACATACCCAAATGTTGAGCATTGGGTTCAAATTGATGCCGTATTTGAAAGATATGAATGGTTAGATACTTGTGATTTATCTCATAAAGGTGGTTTAGGGTTATTAGTTAAAGATGTTTATTTTGCAACACTTGAGGGAAGGAGTGTTACTTTAATTGAACCTCCAATAACTCGTGAACAACCATATGACCCGGCATCAACTGAAGTCGTTACATTTAATGACATGTGGACTGAAGAACAAAAGTATAGATTAGGGACTCTTAAGTTTTATGTTAATGGAAAGTTATTTTTAGTTACAGAAAATTTTGAAGAAATAATCCCAAGATTATTAAATGTTGAAAAAGAAAAACAGATTGGGGTTGCATATAACATATCGGTAGGAGGGGGAACTCAAGGACTTCACGATAATTTAACATTTTCGGGAGGATGTCCCGAGTCATTAAATGACTTGAAATATCAACAAGACCCTGAATGTTTAACGACTCATGATTTAAATAATACAATTTATTCGGGGTTGACCACACATATCAAATTAGAAGAATATTTTGGTGGTAGTATGATTGGAGATATCAGCACGTTTAGAATGTATACCGAACCATTGAACGCAGCACAAATTAAACACAATTTTAGAATACTAAAAGATAAATACAATTTGTTAAATCCGGATTGTCCTAATTGTAGAATTGTAATACCTGCGAATGACTTATATTATGAACTTATAACACCAACACCGACACCAACTGAAACCTCTATACCTGCACCAACACCAACTGAGACCGCCATACCATCTCCAACACCGACACCAACTCAAACCGCTATACCATCTCCAACACCGACACCAACACCAAGTAGTCGTCCATTTGTTTCTGTTTGGGACGCCTTCCCAAATATTGAACTTCCATATGACCCACTAGGAACTTATTCAGGAACAATAGATTGGGGTGACGGAAACTTTTCCGCCAACACATATAGTAACAGAACCCACACCTACGCATCTCCCGGTACTTACACTATAACAATTACAGGAACGATTGAGGGATGGAATTTCTTTAGTTACGCAACAAGTTATGCAATAAATATTAGAGAAATAATAAGTTGGGGTACTTTAAACGGTAATCCCATATTTATGTTCCTTAATTGTTCAAATCTTACATTAACAAGAGTGACAGATACACCTAATTTTATTGGTTTTGGAAATTTTTTTGGAATGTTTGGTAATTGTTCATCTTTGACTACCGTGAATAATATGAATAGTTGGGATGTATCAGGTGTTGGAACTATGGCTAAGATGTTTCAGGGTGCAACTTCTTTTAATCAAAACATCGGAAATTGGGATGTATCAAGGGTTAGATTTATGTTTGAAATGTTTCGGGACGCAACTTCTTTTAATCAAAACATCGGAAATTGGGATGTATCAGGGGTTACATCTATGAATAATATGTTTCGGGACGCAACTTCTTTTAATCAAAACATCGGAAATTGGGATGTATCAAGTGTTTTAAATATGGAGAATATGTTTAATGGGGCATCCTCTTTTAACCAAGACTTATCTAATTGGTGTGTTACCTTAATACCTTCAACACCTTCAAACTTTAGTGCAGGTGCGACTTCTTGGACATTACCTAAACCAGTTTGGGGTACTTGTCCAGCTCCCACACCAACACCCACCTCAACTCAAACTCCAACTCAAACACCGGCCCCAACACCCACCCCAACACCTTAAATAATAGTAACCTTAACTCAAGTTTAATATAAGAATGTATACAACAGATTGTAATTATTTTAGAGTAACAAATTATAATAATGTCCAAGAGGGTTATTATAGATGGACGGGATGTACCGACATTATTAATGTAAGTTCTATCCTACCGTTACAAAGTATTAATTTCTGTGCAAAAAATGTAATTGTTGAAGAATATGGTGCACCGCTTGATATTGTATTCATAGGTTTATGTCCGCCTCCAACACCAACACCAACTATACCTCCGACGCCAACTCCGATTGTTCCGACTCCAACTCCTGGTCCGATTATTATAACACCAACACCAACATTAGGACCACCACCGCCTGTTATTTTCACATATAATTTACGAACTGGTGGGTATTATCAAAATGTTTGTGAATCGGTTAATATGTTTGCGAACCCAGCAAATGTGACAATTTATACAACAAAACCTTTTGAACTTTTAGTTCCGGGAGATAATGTATTCGGTAATCCATCATTAACAATTCCACCAGTAAACGCAAACTTTACAATTTCAAATGGGGTGAGATTCATTCAAATAAGTGGAACTTTAATACTAAATGTAGGTGTATGTTAAAAATTAAGTATTTATTTATATGACAATAGGAGTAAGAATTTTAAGTAATAATTTAAGTGGTTTAACCACTAATGTAACATATCACCCCTTAACTGGAGGGACAATTAATTTGGGAGAAAAAGTTTTTCCATTTGAATATATCACAGACTATTATTACGGAACATATGCGTGTTATGTTCCAACATATGATTATACATATAATCTAACTATTTTAGCTCCGACCCCTACTCCGACACCAACCATAACACCAAGTCCAACACCCACACCAACACCTGTCGCACCTATAAACCCATTTGTTTCTGTTTGGAACATCAGTACAGATATTGGGCTTCCGTATTCACCTACTGGTACTTATTCAGGAACAATAGATTGGGGTGACGGAAACTTTTCCGCCAACACATATAGTAACAGAACCCACACCTACGCATCTCCCGGTACTTACACTATAACAATTACAGGAACAATTGAGGGATGGGATTTCAATAATTATGCGACAGCTTATAGAACGAGGTTACTAGAAATAATAAGTTGGGGTACTTTGAGAGGTGAGAACAATTCGAATCAGAATATGTTCCGGCAGTGTTCAAATCTTAAATTAACAGGAGTCACAGATACCCCTGATTTGGTTGGAATTACATCATTAGGTTATATGTTTAGGAGTTGTTCATCTTTGACCACCGTAAATAATATGAATAGTTGGGATGTATCAAGTGTTACAGATATGAGTAATATGTTCGATTTGGCCTCCTCTTTTAATCAAAACATCGGAAATTGGGATGTATCAAGTGTTACAAATATGGATAGTATGTTTTGGGGGACATCTTTTAATCAAAACATCGGAAGTTGGAATGTATCAAGTGTTACAAATATGGGATTGATGTTCTACTTTGCAACCTCTTTTAATCAAAACATCGGAAGTTGGAATGTATCAAGTGTTACAAATATGCGTAATATGTTCGACGGGACATCCTCTTTTAATCAAAACATCAGAAGTTGGAATGTATCAAGTGTTACAAATATGGATGGTATGTTCGCTAGAGCATCCTCTTTTAATCAAGACTTATCTAATTGGTGTGTTACTTTAATACCTTTACCTGCCATCCAATTTGATGCAGGTGCAACTTCTTGGACATTACCTAAACCAGTTTGGGGTACTTGCCCACCACCACCGGCTCCAACACCTACTCCAACACC